AGACAACTCACGCGCTAAGGGCGACCCGATGATTTTGGCGCGAATCATTGATCCGCGTCCGGCGTTTTACTCGCGGCAACGAAAGCGGGTCACGTTCCTGATCGGATGGCATCTCGACACGCGTACTCTGTGACCAGCTCGCGAGCAAAGGCTACTGAATGAGCACCGACGCGACACAAGAAGCGCCAACCGCCGAATCATTCGTGCGCCGGGCAATGACGGCTGATCGCGAGCAACTCAAAGCCCTGTTTGCCGAGGCACTGGGACGCGCCACCGCGCTCACGCAGGAGAACCAGAGATTGCGGGAGCGCCTGCAATGGTTCCAAGACAACGGCGGCTCTTATCCCGAGCAATTGGAGAACGAACTGGATTCGGTCAAAGCGCAAAACGACCGGATTCGTGCCGCCGTAGAACCGTTGATTGCCGAAGTCAAAAACCTGCGCGACACCCTCTCTGCAAGCTCGCTGGAACTGGACATGCAGGTAGCTGACGGATGGCACGCGCTTATCAAGCCAGTAGAAGCCGCGCTCGAAGGCAAGGAGGGCAACGCGTGAGCGCGAAATATTCAGACTGCTCGGAATCTCAACCACCGTCGTTGAGTCAGATCACCATGCGACGATTAGGTTCCGAACTCGCCGAAGCCAACAGCAAAATCCAACACCTGCTCGATCACTGCAAGGACGCAGAATGCTCCATCTGCGCCGAGATAGTTTGCAAGCATCACGAACCGCTCCATTTTCACCACGACGGATGCCCCGCCTGCGAAAAGGCGATGACTCCAGAACAGATAGGCAACTCATGGCTGGAAAACTCAAGCCTTGAAAAATGGTTCCCGTTAACCGCCGAAGAACTCGCCGCCGCCCGCCGCGAGATTGAACGGTTGCGTGAGGGATTTGAAGCGATAGTGCATATAAGCAATGAACGCGGCCCAACGGTGTATTCGGCAATCGCGCGCGAAGCCCTGAACGCGCCAACCCACGCCAAGCCATGACCATCACGATCACGCGCAAGGATTGGAAGCGGGGCGTTTGTTACGAAGACCCTTGCGGTTGCCTGCTGCATAAGGCGATCCTTCGGCAGACTGGGAAATGGAATTCGGTTTATAGTGGCTTTGTCAGCATCGACGGTCGATTGCGCGATTATTCCGAGCGCAAACACGAGAAACGCCTGCAAGCCGCGCACCGCGACCCGTCGCTCTTGCCCATCACCATCGTGTTGCGATGACCTATGGCCTCTATCTGGAAACACTCTGAAGGCGACTGGTGCCATATCTGCGGGCATCGCCGCAAGGAAACCGCCGACGTATTCTATCCAAAGAACGCCGAGCACGACAAAACCAATACGATGTACATTCGCATCTGCACGACCTGCGCGGAAAATATCCTGACCGCGTGCCGCGAAAAGAAAGAGATCGAAACGACCTCGTGGCACAAAAGCTCGAGGACACCCCCAACTCCCGCGACCGCGCCCTAGCCTGTGAATGAAAATCTGCTGATCCTTTGTGTCGGACTGCCGCGCTCGGGCAAAACCACTTGGGCGCGGCAACAAAACCTGCCCATTGTCAACCCCGATTCAATCCGGCTGGCGCTGCACGGCCAACGCTTCCAATCTCTCGCCGAGCCTATGGTATGGGCCATCGCCACCATTATGGTGCGAGCCTTGTTCCTGGCAGGACATGAGCGAATCATTGTCGATGCCACGCATACGACCAAGAAACGGCGCGAGTTCTGGAAAGACAAAAACTGGCGGTGCGTGTTCAAGGTCATCGACACGTCCAAAGAGATTTGCTTGAAACGCGCCGAAAGCAAAGGCGATACAGAAATCATTCCAGTTATCGAACGGATGGCCACGCAGTTTGAACCATTAACCGCAGACGAAGGAAGCCTCTATGCACCATAGCGATCAACCATTCCAACCCTCTGACGCCGCAAGTCGAGCTGAGATCGAACGCCAGATTCGCGCTCTTGGCCTTGGTCCAACCGGCCAGTTCCCCGGTGGCAAACTCAACAAAGCCGACGATGGCGAAATCAGGATTTCCGTTGGACTGGAAAGCAACAAGGTCATCATCGCGTTCGGCAAGTCGATCTGCTGGATCGGATTCGACGCCACCCAAGCCAAGGAACTCGCCGCGAGCCTAGTCAAATTTGCCGATAGCATCGCACCGCCCGCACCCACCCCCGAATGACGCACCCGCGCCGGAGGATACCGCATAGCCAATCCGATTGGCTCATGCCGCAATCCTCACGATTTCGGGTAACGTTAACAAGGGAGATTCAGAGCCACGACCACGTTGCGCCCATGCGCTCCAGTTCCCTCTTGGCGACGTCGTTCTGCATTCCTTTCATCCATTGGATAGGTTTCTCCGCTCGCACGCAGACCCACTTGGATTTTGCCCCATGCTTTTGCCAGATTGCTTCGCTTGTCCAGAACTCGTTCTGAGCAATCATCCGGCGCTCGTGCAATTTGCTGTCCGCTGACGGGAAAACATTCGGCTGCATCCTTATCAACTTCACGCGCCGATATTCCGAACCGAACCATCGCCTATCAGCCCCGTTGCTCATGTGGTCGCCTTCCTTAACTCCTCAGCAATCTTTAGGTGTTGCTCTCCCTCTGCGGCTTTCTTAGCCGCCCACGATTCCTGAATCTCAGCCAATTGTTCGTTCGTCTTCGCCTTTCCGCTGGCTTTCGGCATGGCCGCTTCCAGATTATCAATGCTCTCCTGAACCGCCGGCTCTATCGGCTCGTTCTTCTCTCTGGCCCGTTGATTGGCCTTTTGCAATCGCCACTTGGCTTTCAGGTCCGCGCTCGTCCGGTACTTCTCGTGATTCAGGATATACCAACCTTCCGGCACCCTCTTAATCCGCCGACCATCGTATGCCTGGGTCATGGTGTCCTCGTCCGGTTCGCTCAACTCCTTTAACGCTGTCTCGCATTCCGACCTGCTGACACGCGCCCTGTCCGTTATCCCAGGAACCCCAGCCCGCACAATCCCGTCAGCATCCTTCATCATCAGCATCGTCACCCATACCAGCCGCGTCTCCTTGCTCTTTTGCCGCCACACCGACGAGTCCAGCATCTTGCTCCACATCAAAACAAAGCCGCTTGCCATGCCTCACTATCAACCAATGTCCACCGGAAGTCAAGCGGAAGTCCACCCAAAATGTCCACGATACAGATGTACGGGCGCAGACGTTTCTCCGTAGAGGTGTCCTTGACGCTCTTGTCCCCTGGCAAAACGAGATTGCTTACCAGAAATTCTGGCGCTTCAAGAACCAAGTCGCTTCCGTAAACTTGGCTTCGCTCACAAGCCGGGACTCCAAGCGACTCACGCTACCGGATTCGGTCTTGCTCTGTCCTGAAAACTCGGTCCCAGCGTAAGTGGCGGTTCCATCCAGAGCCGACGCGCCTGATAGCGGGGGTGGCGTGGGCACGGGGCGGGGACGGGTCGCGGGTAAAGCATGCTAAGAATTCTTTTTCTCGCGTGCTAGGGTAGAAGTGAAGACTCGCGACTAGGCGCCAGTGCTACCGAGCGGAGGTTGCGGATCAGCCAGCGCCGCGGGCTTGGGCTTGGCGGGCCCGAGGGGTTGCACGGGCTTGCGGGGCTTCGCACGAGGTGTTGCGTTGCGGGCTTCGACGGGCTTCGGAACGCCGTGGCCACGCAGAGCGAACACAACGGTCTGCAAAGCCTGGTAACTTCGACCGCTAGAAGCCATCGCAGTGGCAATGCGAGCACGCGTGTCTCGGTCAGGCTCAGACTGTAGATCGGCTTCGAGGACGTTCACGGCACGTGCGATAGCATCTTGAATATCAAGAGCATGAGTGAGGCGAGAGAGACGATTCTTACCGGCGCGAATGCCGCAAGGTTTGGGCTTACGCAAGAGAGGCGGCTGAACTACGGCAAGAGCGATATCTGGCACGACATGGGTGAATATACCCAGGTCAGTGGAATTGCAAGGCTAAAGGCTTGGCTATAGTGCGGCGGAATGCGTTGTAAACGGGTCTGGGCGGGGTTTTGGGTGGGAGCGAGGGTCAGGGCAGCGGGCAATAGGCTTGGGCACCCTAAACGCGGGATAAGCGAGCGGGAGGAATTGAGTCAGGGGTCCGCTTGGTGAGGGGAGTGAATGAAAAAAGCCCAAGGGATGAGCTTGGGCTTGTGATGGGGCAACTGGGAGTCAGTTATATCTCGCCTCGATATACTGCGGACCACCAGTGCCACCGCTCTACATCGTGGCGATTGTTTATGTTAATCCGTTCCGTGGTCATCACGTCGCCCTCAAATCCAGGAGGAAGAAACAGTTCGATGTAGATTGGAGTTTCACGCTCTTTAACCCGGCGAGGCATAACACGTCGCTTTGCCTCGACAAAGCCTGCTCGCATTCCGCAAGGCATTCGATCACCACATCAATTTCAGTTTTCCCAGCCATGCAGTTCCGTGCCTCCAGCTCGATTTGTTCCGGCCATAGTGGGCCTTATGAATCGCCCAGCTTGCGTTTTCCGAACACCAAAAAGCGGAAATGCGAATCGGCCCAAGCCAGATCAATCGCATATTGATGGCATCCTTTCCGCAATTGCCTCTTGCGGAACAAGCCGTTCAGACCCGGCCCGCGCAAAGCGTTTTCCGGGCAGCATTGCGTCACGCAGAAACCGCACTCGCGTTCTCTTGGCCGTTTGACCGATCACGAGCACTGGGATTGCTCGCAGTCCTGACCATGATTGCAGCAAAAGCGAACGATGTGCCGAATGCGGATAGCGGCAGACCGCGCAAATATCGTCAGTATTCATGCGTCAATGGCGAATTGGAATCGCCCAATGGATTTGCCCTTGAACACTTCCACGCGAGACCGGAATAGATTCGCGTAGGATTGCGCCAGTTGCCTTGCGCCCGTCGCAGTATCCTTATCGTCAAATACGCATTTACGGTCAGATCCATAATCGCCTTGGCCTTTGGGCATGGCAACGAATATCGAATAATGAGCATTCACAGCGTGCCGCTCCACGATGTCTCCGTGCTTTACAATGCCGTTGCTCATTTGACGCCCGCCTTTTCCGAGAGCGCAGCCGAGACCGCGCTTTCCGTTGAATGATAGCCGAACCCGCCGACTGTGAACGACGGATAAAGGCCGGGATAATCCACGGCAATGCCAAGCGGCGCTAGCAACGCTTCGGCTTTGTTCCTGTAATGGTCGCACTGCTTGTTGCATCGGCGCATCACATCGTTGTCGCCTGAATTGTTGCCCCGAACCCAAGCGCGAGCCGCCCGCTCGAATAGCGCATCCGCATCGCGGACGAGCCGCTTGGTTTCAAGGAATGTTGCTTTGCTCATAACTTCTATCTCCTAAAGCGCCGCGCCATCGCCAGCGGCGAACCTGCCCGCTAGAGATCGGGCAGACGCTGACGAAGCGCGGCAAGGTGGTTTTGGTGCTGTGGGGTTCGCGTCCACGGGGCTACAATACAGCAATTCGATGGAGAGTCAAATAAAATCCTAAAATCATGTTGACACTAAAAGCCGAAAGCGTAGATTGAGTGCAGATGAAAGCGAAACAAACTTCCAAAACCGGCAAAACTCCGGTCACAGCGTTGGTGATTCCATCGAAACGGAACGCCCTTAAAAGCGTTCTAGCTTCTCGCGGCGAATCAATTCAGGACTGGCTTGAGCGATTGATCGACAAAGAAATCAAATGGAACGGAAAGGCAATTTAATATGAGCGCATTAGCTACAATTCAGAAAACATTTCCGCAGGTCAAAAAAGTCATCGACGCCCGCCGTTCGATTAGGGTGTCAGTGACGGAAAATGATTGTTCGGCGGCTCGAAAGAAAGACCCGAACAGTTGCGCTTTGGCGCGGGCCTGCATTCGGGAAAAGCTCGGCGATGCTGCCATCATCGGCATATCGACTTGCTACCTGATTAAAGGCGACCGGGCGATTCGGTTCAAGACCAGCGAAACGATTGCCCGCGAAATTACCAGCTTCGACAGGCACCACGATTTTGCTGCGGGCAACGATTATACGCTATCGAAAATAGCGCCACGGGCGAGACTTGGAACCGCGTTGCGCGTTGGAACTGGCAAACCGCGCGCGCATGGTGCTCCGAAGATGAGGCATCATCAAACAATCAACATTCGCAAACTCCGCCAGCGAGCCGCGTGATTATGTTTTCAGTAAGACAAAAGCGCGAGATCGCCGATGCAGTGCAGCGAATCCTGCGCGAGACCGGACACCCCGAACTGCCGCAAGGCGAGATCGAATTCACACTGCACGTCACTGGCGCGGAGAAATGGTCTTGGGCTGTTATCAAGAACAACGCGAGTGTGCCGAATCCCGGCATGAACCCGCACAACGAAGCGCAAGACCCGCGCACGGCGAAAGGCAATTGATATGAGAGCAACCACCAGAGACATGAGCACCACAGAGCGGGCCGTCGTCACGATGGAATCCGAGGACGAAGCCGCCGCGCTCGCCGCAGAGTTGCGCCGGAGGACGGCGGAAAGGGATGAATTAGCGGCGGAATGCATGGCGTTAGCCAATCGCCTGAAGCAGACGCCAGAGGTTAGGGCGATTGTGGGCGAGTTGCGCAATATAGCGGCGTGTCTGAACGACCGCATGAGCCATACCCGGCGCAATAACGGGCGCACACGCTTGAATGATTTGCTTCGGCGGCTGGACGAATCACCGCAGTAAAACCAAACCACAGGAGAGACAAATGAACATTGAACAGAAATTGCGGTTAATCGCAGGCGCACTGGACCGGGCGCTGCCATTCGGCCACAGCGTAGAGCTTAACATTCGCCGATACGCGCATCCACCTGACACACAGATCGCCATTCACGGCGTTAAGAGCTATGCCGAGGCCCAAGAGATATTCAGGGCGCTGAGCATTCAAAAGCGGGACAAAACAGTTTGGCCCGAAGACGAGCCGCGCACGGTGCTTTCCGGCAAACTCACGGATACAATCGGGGTCATGGTCTATTGCAACGGCCTGCCGCCGTCATGCCGGGTCGAGCATTACAAGGAGCGCGTGCCGAAGAAGGAAGTTGTTGAGAGCGAGACCGGGGAGTTTGTCGAGATTGAGCGCACCCACGTGGTCTGCGGGCATGAGGAACCGCAACCGCTGTTTGCTGAGCCAAAGGTCGCATAATGCCAGTCATCACCAACCATGCCGGATTGCCGTTGCCTTTGGTCGAGGCGGTGCGGCGCGATCCGTACTCGAGCAATGGAAGCGACATCACCGTGACAACGCTCCTGAAGCCGGCGCGAGCCGTGGCGCTTGAGCGGGCGCACAAGGACGAAATCACCGAGGACGCAGCGGACCGACTTTGGTCGTTGATCGGCCAGATCGGGCATTTGATCCTTGAACGCTCTGGCGGCATGTCAACGGAGTTGCGGCTGTTCTCGCAGGTGCGCGGCTGGAAAGTGAGCGGGCAAATGGATTTGCTCATGGGTAGTATCCTGACCGACTACAAGCTGACGAGCGTTTGGAGTTGCAAGGATGGCTTGAAACCGGAATGGGAGCAGCAAATGAACGCGCTCCGCTGGCTGGCGAGCAAGAACGAAGTGGCGATTGAGAAAGCGCAGATCGTGGCGATTTACCGCGACTGGTCCAAACTCGAAGTCAAGCGGTCGGCGGATTATCCGCGTCATCAGGTGCAGGTGTTCGACGTGCCGCTCTGGACCTTGGAACACGCTCAGGAATGGATTGAAGATCGAGTGCAGGTCCATCAGGCCGCACAATCGGCGCTGGAAAAGAACCTGCCCGAATGCACGCCGGATGAGCGGTGGGAGAAGCCGGAAAAGTTCGCCGTAATGAAGGCCGGACGGGAAAGGGCTGTGAAATTGCACGCCACAAAGGAAGCTGCGGAGTTGCACTTGAAACGAGTGAGCGACGATCACTTTTGGGAAAGGCGAGAAGGCGAACAAGTCCGATGCGCTTCGTATTGCGCGGGCCGGCCATTTTGCACGCAAGCCGATGCCTTGGGAGTCCCGAAATGAACAAGAAATATATGACCAACGGCGCATTGCTGGTCGGGCGCGTGGTTCAGATCGGCGATGTTGTCGGAGGCGCTAACCTTCGCGTTATGCCTGAGAATGCTGCTCGTTTCGTGGCCTTGAACAAGCGATACCGGGTTCGAGGTCATTCCGATGGCTGGTTCGTTGACGGAGCGCGGCACCGCACACAAATCTGGGAATACGGCATCGGTCGGCTTGGCTTGACCGTTACAGGCCCAAAGATGGTCGCCAGATGCCTGCGGCTAGACTGGCTCAAAAGGCGCGGAATCGGTGACGAGGAGGCGAATTTCAATTGTCCGTGGGATGATGAGCACCTAGAACGGTTGGAAAAGCTCTTAACGCTGCAACGACGGCGTTCGTCCGTAGCTAATGGTCAGAATAACGACGACGCTGAGGACGATTAAGGCTAAAGGCATGAATTCCCTACCTGGAGACCCAACCCTTCCGCCCGGCGTGACCGCCCGCGATGTAAGTGACCGCGACCTCCGACGCGACGATGAAGATGACGAGCTTTTCTGGAGATATTGGTTTGAAGACCAAGAGCGAAGGTGGCGTGAAGCCCGACGCCGTGAATGCGGAGAAGACCTATGAATGGTGAACAGTCACTTACCAAGATCGAACCAATGCCGTCCGTGATGGACGAGCCGCGCAGTCCACAGGCGCTTATGCGGCGGGCAACCGACGTGGCCGGCATCTGCCGAGAAATCGTCCTGAAGACCGCTTGCGAGATTCAAGGGCGCAAGTTCGTCCGTGTCGAGGGGTGGGAATCCATCGCTACCGCCCACGGCTGCTTTGCTGGGGCTGAGGACGCCGAGCGGGTTTACGACAATCAAGGCAACCATATCGGCTACAAGGCTAAAGGCGTGCTGCGCAACTCTCACGGCGAAATCATCGCCACTGGGGAAGGTTACGTTGGCTTCGACGAAAAGGACCGCAAAGGCAACCCGACTTGGAAGAACCGGGCTGAATACGCCGGGAAAGCAATGGCCCAAACTCGTGCCATAAGCCGCACATGCCGTGGGGTTTTCGCGCATGTCGTGGTCCTGATTGACGCTGGCTTGTCCACAACCCCCGCCGAGGAAGTGCCTGATGACGGGTTTGACGATAACGCCCGCGCTTCCAGAGCCAAGCCAGCCAATGTTCCACAACCAAAGCCCACCGCAGGCACCGCGAAGCCCCCCGGTTCGGAGCTGGGGGCGCAGCCTGCTACCGAAGAACAGCGCCTCCGCTGGATCGCCGAGCTAAAGCGCCGTGGCGAGTATGCGCTTGGCTATTGCCGAGACAAGGGCTGGTTGCTGCCGGATAGCGGTCCGCCCGACGACATTACGCCTGGAGAACCGCTGGAAATGCTCGAAGCGAGGTATGTCCCGACCACCAAGCGCCATGCCGCGACGATTCTGGCCGAGTTGGACTCGCTCATTCCGGCAGACCAGCGCCCCGCGGGGCCGCAGAAGCCCGCAGGAGCCTCTGGGCCACCAAAGGAGACCGCAGCCCCGGCTTCTAGCGCGTCCCAGGCCAAGCCAGCGGGCAAGGCGCTTGAATTAAACGGTCCCGCCGACGAGCAACCGTGGTTCAACGCCGTGGTGCCTGTGCCATATGCCGGGATGAAGCGCGACGAGTATCTGAAGCGCCCTGACACGATTGGCGAGCTTTACAACCTGCGCCATGACGATGAGCAGGCGCGGAAGCGATTGTTCGGATTTGCCCATAATTATGAGCCGAAGGGCTGGACGGACCGGCAGGGCAAGCAAAGACCGCCATCGCAGACCGACCTGAAGTTCCGCGATGACCTCGACGCCTTTATGGAATGGTTCGAGGCGAATCACCCTGATGAAGTCGGGGATTGACAAAATGACCGGAGCAATTCAGATTGGCGTCACTGTTCAGCGAGGAACTGAGTCCTCACTGCAAAACGTATGCGCCAAATCTTTCGAGATAGAATGTCAGCCGGTTCGCGTGACCTCGCTGAACACTTCGTCACGGCCATACGCTCGTATGTGGGCCGGCCCATTCTTAATCTCACCCGTCTTGGCAAAAACCAAGGCGGGGCTATTTCCTCGCCGGACCGCTGCTGAGAACTATCTGGACCCTTCTGTTCTGGTAGGCAGCGTGACGGAATCGCCTAAGAAGCAACTGCGCCGGGCGACGGCTCGTAGGAGCGCGGTGGACGGTTCGTTCCGAGCTTTGGGTCACGACGTAATTTGCCAAAGCGTGCAGGGCGGATCAAAGCCGCTGGCTGGTAGCCGAAGCAGCAGGATCGAACGCGAACTGAATCATCGGGCCATCTGGCTGGGCGGCGTTTGGCACCAGTCGGCAAATACGGATACCTCACGACCGATATGCCGGTGAGTTCTGATTTGAAGCCTCTCCTAACCTCGCATCGCTTGGGCTTTGCGGGGTTAGGGGGCTTTTGCAAAGCCGTGTTCCTTCTCCCTCAATCCGGTGGGTGGTACACATGCACACTGCTCTGACAATACACTTTGATGGTGGGGCGCGCCCTTCTGCGCGTGACGGTGAACGGTACGGCTCTTACGCCATTGAGAGTTCAGGCGAGATTGTTTTAAGAGCGCAGCGCGTGACTTTTGGAATCGGTAGCTCCAATGAAGCTGAATACCTGACTTTGAAAGCATCACTCGAACACTTGCTTGGAGAGGTGGGCATTGGAGCACGCCAAGTTTCACTGAGAATTTTCAGCGACTCGATTTTGGTCGTGAACCAAGTCAACGGCACTTGGCGCACCAAGAATCCTCGAATGCGGGCCTTGTGCAATCAGGTCCGAGCATTGCTCGACCAATTCCTGGCGTGGCAATTGGACTGGAACAGCCGCAACGTGAATGTGCATAAATTTGGTCATTGATATGATCCACCTCGCACTTTCACTCGTCGCAATTTGCGTGATAGCTTACTGCGCGTGCCTCGTGCTCATCGCCGTGGGTTGGGTCGTGCTCGCGGCTCTGGCGGTCGTGGCGCAACTCGTCCTCGCGCCGGTCGCGATTGTGAGCGAGTTCGTGGGGAATTGGAGGAGACGACCATGACCAAAACGCAAAAGCTCGCGTATCGGATTGCCAACGACCTTTTCACAAGCGGCGGTGGCAGCGGACGCCGCGCATCGAGGCTTGTGCTAGAGAACGGCGACGGTTCTAATGGCGGCGGTTGGGGCTTTAAGGCGGTTATGGACCGAATAGCGAGCCATTTAGAGCGAGCGAGGAAGGAATGAGCAAGAGCGCAATTGGCGGTTCGGTGCAGCGCAGTGTTCGTCAGACGCCGCGCCAAAGGCTGGAATCTGCGCTCGCCTGTATCCACAATGCTCGCGTGCGCCTGCAAATCCGACGCATCTGGGAGGAGCACATTCCCAATGCCTCAATCTTCTGGGATAAACACGAGCGACAAGTGGAATTCATAAGCAATGACTGGGAGATTATCATCCGTGAGCGTGATGATACCGGACATCTGCCGAACGACCAAGCTGACTCACCGGAACCGCGATGCAAATGAACTCGAACGCAACGGCACAACCCGAAGGCTCATCCCGGTTGAGTCCAGCGCGTGGTTCGGTGCCGTTTGCATCTGGCCAACTGGCCGTTGTTAGAGTTCCTATACACGGAAGGACAACCCACAAATGGACAAGGCGCTGGAATGACCATTTCTGGGGTGTAGTCAAAATCGTGACCGTGAGCCAATGCGGTCGGTATGCTGTAATCCAAGGAACCATCTCGTGGTCGGAACGAATCCACCAGACGCAAATCCCGACGAAATTTCTGAAGCACAGAAAGGCACCGAACGAATAGCTCTGCGATGCGCGACCAAATGACATCCGAACTCGCCCGCGACGTTGACGCGCATTCGCAGCAGCGTCTTGTTAGCGGTCGGCGAAAATCACGAAAAACCTCAATAAAACAGGGTCACAAAATCTTCTCTTTATGTGTTGACAAAAGTGCGGCAATAGACGAATCTTTCTGCGTCAGTATGAGACTGACATCGCCCCGGCGAATCCGGGAACAGATCGGAAAACTGAGACAAAATGAACACGACGACAATCACACTCACCTACGGGAAGGGATACTCCGGCAAAATGGGCAACAAGGCTTGGGTGGCGGAAATCACCGGGAGCGACAACAAATACGGACTCGCGAGAACTTTCGCCGAAGCGGACAGCGTGGAGAGGGAGCATTTCAACCGAGCGCGCACGATGATCAATCTGACCTGGGAGCTTGGTCCGGGCCTCTACGAGATCAGCGAGCACGGCGAACGCTCTTACAAGCTCGTCTGGATGGATGGCGAGGAATGCAAGCGCTGCTCAGTGGACGAGTCTCGCGTGAAGGACATCGTCAGGCTGATGGACGAGGGCTGGGAATACGATCAAGCGCGCCGTCTCTCGCGCATGGACGCGGCCCGCGTCGCACGCATCACGGAAATGGTCAACAGCAATACAGCATTCGACGATGCGGTAAAAGCCACGAAGCCCGCGCAACCGGAATCTCAACCGACTCAATAATCATGCACAAAGACATCGGCGGAAAATGGAATAGGCTGCTGACGATGGACACGATCCGCGTCAGCGGCGTGCGGGAAGAAACCGGGAGTGGTGTTACCGAGTGGCTGGTGGCCGGGTCACATCGTGTCCTGCAAATGATCGACCCCAATAGCGGTCAGGGCTGGGATGACAAAAAGAAGCAACGTTATCAATATGTCATGACGGACGCCGGACTGTTGGAGCGAATGTTGCCCCCAGAGTCTGTCGGAGACGTGTGGCGCGGGGAGACATCACCGCGCCCATTCACCCCCATCGACCGCCCCGCGAGTAACTACATCATGGAATTACTCACGACATGAAAGACGAGCAACCCAAAATCGGCAGGCCGCTGGCGGACGAGACTCCAGCCAGCGGTCACATTCACTTGCGCGTCACGATGGAGCGCAAAAACCGTTACGTCCGCGCTGCGCGGAGGAAAAAGCAAACGCTCTCGGACTGGATGACCGAGACGTGCGATAAGGCCAGTGACCAAGACCGCTAACAGTGTGATTCGGCACAACCCATAAACCAAAGACAAACCGTGAACTGGACGCCGCAACAGGCCCGAGACTATATGACGCGCCGACTCGCGCAGGAGCAGCGGGCGCGGGAGAAGATGCAAGCACATGCCAAGAATCACAATCCGGTTGAAATACCTGCCGCCGTCGCAGAACCGCATCCAAGGCCAGCATTGGTCGCGCCTGCATACGGAGAAGCGCCGGGCCTCACTTGCCCTCTACAACGCGCTACGATCACCTACGTCGTGCGAGCACAGCGACCGTGCGATTACGACAACTGGTGCATCAAGTTTCTTCAAGATTGCCTTATCGCGGCTGGAATCTTGGATGATGACAACTGGCAAGTTCTTCAAGGGACCGTCGTCTCCGAGAAATGTGCCAACGCCGAGGAAGAAGGCGTCACCGTGATTATCGAGACGCCATGACCGACGAGACCGAAAAGCTGCGCCTCATCGAAGCCTTGGCCAAAGTGCTCTTGGCCGCATCGGAAGCGATGGAACGCAGCGACTGGAGCGCGGTCGAGAAATGTGAGGTTTGAGTGAATTGTGAGCCATCACGTCAAGGCGCGGGCAGGCGAGTTACGTCACCACCGCTTGCAGAGCATCTTCCAGAGGTCTTTGCGCCGGGCCAGCCAGCGTTTGAACCGGCGCTCCTGTTCGGCGTAGGCGGGGTCGATGGTGGCGGTGTGATTTGTTGACTGGCGAATCATATTTGATATTCTGAGGTCGCAGCGAGCGCCGATTATGCGTCGGACGCCCGCCGCTAAACAAAAACAGTGAATCGACCACCGTTATGCCTGCACAATTGATACCTGCCGGAACCGCTTACGCAAGATTAACCGCCATCGAACCCGCACCGCCTTACGTGACTCCAGGAGGACAGGTGAAGGCTCGGACCAAATTCAGATGCCAATGCGGGAAAATCGTTATCGCTACAAACACAGGTGTTAAGAGTGGAACGACTCGTTCGTGCGGATGCTTATACATCAAACATGGCCACAATCTCAGCACTCGGAAAAGCGGCACGTATAATTCTTGGGCGAACATGATTCAGCGTTGCACAACCCCAAATAAAACCGGATTCAAGAACTACGGAGGTCGCGGGATTACCGTTTGTGAGCGTTGGCGAACTTTCGCTAATTTCTTAGAAGATATGGGCGAACGTCCTGCTGGATGCACGATTGAGCGTATTAACAACGATGGCAATTATGAGCCTGGAAATTGCAAGTGGGAAACGAGAAAGAAACAGGCGCGAAACAAGAGAACGAACAGATTGTTCACAATTGATGGATTCACCGGAATTTTACAGGATGTCACCGCGCATTTCCAAGTGCCTTTGATTCGAACCAAAGCCCGACTTTCAATTGGATGGGAATTGCGGCCAGCCTTTTTTGCTCCTTGGTACACCAAGAAAAACAGCGCCGTTTACAGACAGTTTATCTAGGGCGTTGGTGGTTCTTCGGGACTTGGCTGCATATAATCCCTGCTAAAAATCGCTGCTTGGCGCGATTGATACTCGGCTTCTTGCTCGGCGGTAAGCTCGCCTTTGGCGCGTCCAGCAGCGATCCATTTGGGTATCGACATGGCGAGCCATTCGGCCAGTTCAAAAATGAGCGGGAGTAACGCGGTCATGGTAGGAATGGGGGTTTGGTTGTCCGAAATCCGCAAGCTCCGCGATGACCGCCTCCGCCATACTTCACGGCGATCTTTGACAGGTCCAAGTCGGTGCGGTGTGCGGCGTGATAGAGCGATACAGTCCAACCTTTGCCGTCGTAATAGAATCCCATGAGCGCATCATGCCCGGTTTCAAGAACATCCTTCGATGCAAACGTCAGCGAATTGCAGCGCGCCGTTGTCAGCGCGAGAAACTTCAGACCTTCCCATTCGATGACAAAGCTACGGTGCATTATGCCAGCGTCATTTCGCTGCTGGTAGGTTTGAAGCAATTCGCCATTCACCAAAAGTTGATGAATGATGTCGTCGGCAATTAAAACTTTGTCCGTGGTTCCAAGAATCCAGGTCCAATCCTCGGTGGTTAATTCACGCGAACGTAGGCCATATTGAAAGATGTCCGCGCGCGGATCACGCTTGTCCCAAATGTCATATTCGCCAGCAAGACGGACTGCTAGCGGCTCGTTTACTCGACGTTCGATATAGTCCTCTTTCTGCGGAATGTCGTTGCCGAACGTATTCACGAATCCTGAAAACCATTGCCACGCCAGCCGGCACGCGGCCACGCCGTCGATGCGGTATCCAGGAATAGCCTTTGGATGCGTTTCAATCGCGCTCTTATGGTGGTCAATCCACACCAACCCTGCGGGATGCTGCGGTGCTGGTTTGTCAACGTCGGTCGCCTCGTATTTGAATCCGAACACGCGATCAACAGGCAAGTCCAACACGTAAACTTGGCCTGTTGGAATCTCCAGCGGAGCATCAGCGAAGTCCCAACCGATGAGCTTCGCATCGGGCAGAAACTTGCGTGCGATCTCTCGGCAGAAAATGCCATCGAAATCGGCTGAGTGAAACACGACCGTCGTGGTCATGGCACGCCTTTCTTCGTCGCGATCTCCGAGATATAACGCACCGTGTCACGCAGAAGCGATTGCACGCTGGCCAAGGCGTTCGTGAGAGCCGTGGCGTTGGCTTGGCTACGGTTGTTCTGGAAGGCAACCTTGGCCGCCGTCAGCGCATCGAGGTATTTCTTCCCGTCCCGTCGCACGGTCTCAGCCGCCTGATGAATCTTCGGATCAACCTTCATCAGCGCCGCGCGGTTTGCCCTCTCCAGTCGCGCGAAGTTGTCGAAGGCGTCCAGCGCCAATTCGCGCACGTTCTCGGCGGTCACGACCAAAGTGCTGGCCATGACGTTTGGATCGTAAACGCCCGTGCTCGGCGTTAGCTGCCCTTTGCCCGTGGCGCAACCGACATGCAGGGCGACCGGAGCGAGACAGAAAAAGGCCACCAGCGCGACCATTATGATCGGTGGGACTTTGGCGAACGGGTCGGGTTGGCGGTTATTCATAGATTTGGTTGCGTAGCCAGGGAGTTGCACCCTGCTCCATGCGTGGCTTATGAGACCCGCTCAGACCTTCGCCTGCCGCCCGCAATTCATGCCAGAGGTTTACGCGCCCACCGGGGCCGTGTCAACGCGAAGTTCGCGGCGGATGTTCCAAGATATATTCCTGGGAGTGCGGCGTTGCCAAGGGGAAGTCGTGCTCTACAAGAAACGCCGTCTCAGACTGGCACAGCCAATTCTTCCGCACCGCGCTCCAGCCGATGTCGGAGATAACGTGGTCGTAAACGCGGTCGCGCAGGGCACGGACTTCGGCTTCGGTCATGGGTCCGGCGTCGTTGGCGTCGGCGGAATCTTGATCCCCGCCGTCCGCAGCGCCTCCTCCAGCACCTTCATGCTGTTCAAGGCACGGTCTAATCGGCTGTTCACGATCTGATGCACCTCGATCAACTGCGACCGAGTGCGCTCGGCATCAGCCTTTGCCTGCGCCTGCGCCTTGCGGTAGAGCACGAACGCGGTCATGGCTGGCGGTATCCCCGCCACAAGCCCAAGGATCAGCGCGAGCACAAACTGTTGCGTGCCGGTCATGGTGTGGTCCCTTTATCGTCCATCGTGGAATTTCGCCCAAACCGCCTTGATTGTCAGCCCAAAAGATTACAGTCTGGAAAACTGACGCATGAGGAGGCCATCAGCCGACCAATTCTAAGGCGCACTAAAATTGGCAATATTTGAGTACCCTGACACCCCTAGATTGTTTCGCTGCCGAACTCGGTATGAGTAATTTCTCCTTCTGCGGATGCTGTCACTGACGTTCAAAATTCCAGGGGAAACCGTTGCCACTCGTTTGAAGGTAGTATTTTCTTCATTCCGTTCGACCTCGGTTGAGGCCGTAAGGACACCTTCCCATGCCAGATTTAAGCGGGTCGCAGATGTTTGATGTATCTGCAAATTTTGCGGCGGTGGTGGGACTGACGGCGCTGATGCAGGGCTTAGCGTGAAGTACGAATACGGACTCGCGGTCCATACTCCAGCCGAAGATTTAACCACCATATATGCTGTATAAACGCCAAGCGTTGATCCTGGCGCTGCCGTCCATGTACCTGTTATTGACACCGATGCTTTGGCGCTCACTACAAGCGGTGGAGATACGATAGAAATGTGGATATATGGCCCGCTGTCGCGTGTCGCGCCGGGCGGCAACAGCGTCAATGCGCCGTCCACGGCCACGAAATCCGCGTCGCCCGTGTTCTGGATGAGCGCCGTGATATTGACGCTCGCGTCCATCTCCACGTTGGTTGTTGAGAGGCCCGGCGCGACCATGGTGATGACCGGACCGCTCGGCGGCACCGGCACCGGGTTGTTCGTTACCGTGTTTGACGGCCCGCTCTCGCCGACGCTATTCAACGCCGTCACGTAGAAGCGCGTCACGGCACTGACGGCCACTGGCACCGACGCCGTGTTTCCGGTCAGGTCAAGGATGGGCGCAAACGCCGCCGTGCCCACCGACGCATACACGCGGTAGCTGGTCGCGCCTGCGCTCGGGTTCCAGACGAGGTTGGTGTTCGCCGCGTTGACGCCAAGGCAAGCGAGCGCCGTGGCCAATAGGATGAGTGCTTTTTTCATGTGTCCGTTTCGTTGATGGCCGTTGCGCTTGTCGGCAGGCTCGTGGCCGCGCCAACAGCCCAAGCCGTCGTTGCCGCTGGGATCAAAGTAAGGCTGCACCATGGACTCGGGCGGCAGCGGGTCGCGCTCTCCGGCCATGTCAAACTTGCTGCACTGCGACCGCCTGTTGGTAACGCCAAGCTGCACGAAGCGCCCATTGTGAAGCGCCTTCTCCAGCGGCACGGCCGTGCAGCACGCCTCCGTGCCCGCCTCAGTGAAGAACCGCACCTTGTTGTTCGGCGCAATGATGGCGATGTAGAGCACGAGTTCGTCATTCGGATAATAGAGGTAAGCGGCGTGACGCACACTCTACGGCTTCGACATTGGCGTATTAGCCTGATGATGCGCCCAAGACCACACAATGCCCGCCGCTGCGATAATGCCAGCGATGACCATTTCGACATTTGAATTGTCGGCGTAACCCTTGGCGATGAGCCAGCCACCGCCGATCTTCAAAACACTGCGTATTGCCGATAGGACTTGATCATTCATCCCGCAAGTGTCCGACCCGCCTTGGGCGCTGTCAACCGCCTTTACCGCTTACTGCGTCCGCCATCCGAGCAACGTGAACGTTGGCACCGCAACGCCCGGTTGCAGCGTGGCGTTGACGCCGTGCCCGAACGGTCCGCCTCCGCCGAAGGTTATGCCCACCCACTTCGGATTGTTCATCGTCTGCACCCAGTACGGGTAAAACGTCGGGTCGGTTGCCTGCACGCCGTCGGTCTCGCTCCAATTCTCCGGCGTAAGCGGGACGTGCAGTTCCACTGTCCCGCCCGTGTCAACTAGCGTGAACTTCACCGGATTGCTCCACCAACGCAATTGCGGTGGATTGCACAGGGAGAATAACTCCTTGCAATTGCCGCCGCTCCCCTCGTTGGTCTGAACGTAAACGTGGAAATTCGCCGGCGGTGGGTTGGTGTTCCATGAATCGCTTGCGTAGTTCCAGATTACGCTTGGGTCCGCCGTGATGGCAAACGTGACAACGACCTCCGAACCTGTAAGCGCGATGTTGTGGACCGGCGACACGAGATAACCGCACCACGTCGGACCCGCGTTCGGATCAGGCTGTGCTGAAACTTCAAAGTCGAACCCGATGCCGCCACCAGCGACGGCGTGGACGGGCAGACGGCCCACCGCCCGGTTCCAGAGTTGCCACTTGTTCGCCGTGATCGGGACGCTCACCTGAGCCTCCACCGTATTCGCCGCCAGCAGAATTGCACACAATGTCCACAGTAGGTTTTTCATGCTGGCAGAGTGCGCTCCGCTCAAGATACCGTCAACCGCTCAAAACGGCCCGACCGTCGAGATGAACTGGATGACGTTGGTGCGCTGCGCCTGCGTGAAGCCGCCCCAGAGGTCGCCAACGCGGTTTGGAATGGCCAAGTTGGTCTGCCCCTGCGTCAGCGCGAACGCCGCGGCCGCATCCAAGCCGCCGCGCCGGTTCCATTCCGCGCTCTTGTCGCCCAGCTCCTGCGAGGCGAACTGATTGAATGTCAGCGCCGCCAGCCCCGCATTCGTGCGCGTGCGAGAGTTGTCAGCCCACAGCGCCAGCATCCCTTGCACGTAGATGGCCGGGACGTTGATTGTGTTCGTCGCCTGCAACGAACCGTCGTTGGTGACGACCCGCACCGAGACGCTTTGAGCCGCGAGCGTGCCGCACGTCGCGAGCAGTATAAGTAGCTTCTTCATAGTTTTCCTTTCATCAACATCGCATACAACACCATCACCGCGAGCCAGAACAGCGTGAACGCGATGGCCCACGCCTTGTCACGCCGACTCATCGCCGAAGCGCTTTCCTGAGCTTCACGTACCGATTATACAAGTTGGTCGCGTCAGTTGCGGTCATCCCTGTGCCCACTGAGTACTGCTCGAAGATCGCGTCCGAATAAGCCGTTGGCGCACCGTTGTTGTTGAGGCACCCGATAAACATGGTTCCCGTGAGCCGCGCGCCGATGGCAATAAGGCCGGTTGCGACAGACGCGCCGTTCTTGTAGAGCGCCGATGCGTTTGAGGCCGTCCGCGTGCCGATGTAATGCCCAATGCCGTCAGGGTCCGAATACGTCACAATCGTGTCCGTCGATGAGTTCAGGTAAAAGTAGGTGTTGGCGTCGGTCCTGATAATGAGCGCCGTATAGACCGCGCCTGCCGTGCCGAATTGCAACGTGGCGAGTCCTGCGGTTTGCAGCGTTCGCGTATAGAGGCTGGCGTGAAAGCTCGTGTCGCTCATGCTGCCCGCGGTGCTATTCCACGGCAGCCCAGTGTCCACGTATTTGGTGTTGCCGCCTTGCAACCCGACAGCCTGCGTGTAGTCGCCAGCGACGAAGTTGGGAAGCACATCAGCCGAAGACGGACCGCCGTTCTTCAGCGGAGCCTTGAGCGCGTTCAGGTCGTTACCGGCGAAAATGCTGTGACGCACCAGCTTCGTCCATACGCCATCGGCCATCAGCCCGTCGATGTAGCAACCCACTGCGGCCCGCGTCCCGGCAATCGTTACGTCGCTGCTCGCGGCTTGCACGCGGCTGATCCAATCGTTCAACGCGAACGCCGCGTTGCTGCTTAACGGGCAGCCGCTGCTCCAAAAGCTGAACGGGATTATGGCCGCCCGCACCGCAGGCACCATCAATCCGGTGGCGGCGCAGTAAACGAAGCGACGACGGTTCATAGACCGGGAGTGACGAGCGTTCCGTAGGCTTGCGTAGCTGAGAATGGGCTTGTGACAAAGGTTAGCACGGTCACGGAATTTGCGTTGGTGTTCAATGCGACCACAGCATTCGTCGCTGTGCCCGACCCGGCCATGACCCACGCACTGTTGGTTAGCGTCAACGTCCGGGTGCCCGTTCCGTCCTGCAAAACATGCACTTGAATAGTCTGCGCTGCGTTAGTTCCGGGCAGGTTGCTGGGCGCGACGAAGAACGCGTCGTTCGTTAGCGTCAGCTTGAACATGCTGGCCGCAGCGAAGTCGATGCTTGACACGTTCGAGCCAGTCATCGTCAGCGTTGTCCAAGGCATCCGAACATAATTTGTCACCACCACTGTCCCGGCTGCAAGAACGCCATTCGCATCCAAGGAAACCCAATTCGTGTAAGGGTTGACAGTGGATGCAGTGGTTCGCGCCTTGGAGGTTGCGAGGAACAGCGTGCCGCCTGCGCCCGTGCCGGTGCCTTGGCCGCCTTCGAGCGTGAAGTTCGCGCCCGCCTTGTCGGTGCCGGAGCCGTCAGCCGCCTTGAATGTCTGGTTGACCGGCGTTGCCGCATCTGCGCCCATCTGTAGCACGGCTGCGGCATCACGACTCAGTTGAGTATCGTAACCTCCGCCAAGTGACGTGCTTGAAGTAAATCCATAAGCACCGTCAGAAGTCGCGGCGAAGAAAGTGGTGTGCAGAGCGCCGCTACTCGCGATTCGAACTCTTTCAGTTCCATTGAGAGTGAAGCCTATCGTATCGGCAGCCTGACGAAATAAGCCGGTGGCCGCGCCGTCTGCATCTTCAAGGAAACCAAGGCTAGGATTGGTCTGGCTACCTCTTTGCAGAAGGAACTGACCACTCGAGTTTACCTTGGAATAGTTCGTGCCTGCGCTCGACATCCACTGCATCAAGTCGTTGGTCTGCCCGCTCGCGCCCACAGCGACGAATGGCACGTTGGCCGTCGTGCTGGCGGTGTTGGTCTGCGTGCCAGCCACCGTCGTTATTCCACTGGTCAACGCGACCGTCGTGCCGTTGTCGGTGATGGATGAGTTGCCGAGGTTGGTTGTGCTCGTGAACTTCGCCACGGTGTTCGCCGTGCCGCTGGCGGTCGCCGTGCCCGCTGGCACAATTGCCGTCGCCAGAATGTTGCTGCCGCTGACGGCCAGTGTGACTGTCGAGGTGTTCGTCAGGTTCGGCGTCGTGACGTTGGTGCCGTTCACTGAAAGGCTAACGCCACTAGCCGCCGTCGCCGTCCAGTTGCTTCCGACTCGCGCCCAAGTCACGGTGGGGCTGTTGGTGAAATTCACGGTCGTACCGCCGTTGGTTCCGTTCTGCGAGAGCGTTGTCACAAGCGGAGTCCAAGTCAGGATGCCAGTGCCGTCGTTGACGAGCGTTGTGTTCGCATCGCCCTGCGCCACGGGCCAGATATACGGCACGCTGCGAATCTGTATGTTGCCGGTCGTCTCAATGTCTCCGTCCGAGACCAGGGTGTTGGTGACGAACATGCCGTCAGTGAAATGGCCTACCCGAGCGAATATGTTTTCCCAGCGATTAGCGAAGGTTCCAAGGTCAGTTGTCCCAACCGGAATAACGCTTGGCGTATCGAACTCCACCTTGGTATCTGCTGTAAGATTTATGGCTCCGTTGTTGCCGGTGGCCGAAAAACTAATCGAGCCATCATCTGCGTCCGCTGCAAATACCATTTTCCCGCCTACACCTGTTCCGCTGCCTCCACCTGCTGTGAAATTAAAATTACCGCCTCGACCGTTTCCTGTGCCATCGGTAGCAAGGAAAGAAATGTCTCCACCTCGACCATCAACGCCTGGAGCACCGCTTTGAACCTGAAAATCCGTTCCGTTACCCATAGGGTTGTTTGGTGGGAGCAGTAGCACGCTTGAAGCACCTTCGGCTCCAAAAGTGATGTTTCCTCCTCCATCATCCGTGATCGTCGAATTGCCCAGCGAGTTCGTCCCGGTCCACATCGCCAGTGTGTTCGCCGTGCCCGTGCCCGAGTTCGTGATGCCGCTGCCGGGCGCGTTGGTCAGGACGGGAGAGCCGTTCAGAGTCAGGCTGTTGGTGAACGCGCCGGATTGAGCCGTGAGCGCCGCGCTCAAGCTCAGAGGTTCCGTCATAGTAACGGTCACGCCGTCGTCGCCAATGCTAGAGCTTCCAATGCCATTGGCGGACGTGAAACGCGATATGAGATTGACGTTTCCGAAACCTGTGATGGCATCAATTCCGTTACGGGTCAGGCTATTCGTAAACGCGCCTCCATTGGCTCGCACTACACCCGGCACACTCAAGTTCGTGCCGGTGATACTAAAGCCAGCAGTGGATTGCGTCGTGAAGGTGTTGTTGAAAATCGCTGAGTGCCCAGCAAAGCAAAGCAGCATCGCAAGGACTGCAAGAAATCGTTTCATAGATTGGCTAATGCCACGCGCCAGCGTAATACAGGTACAGAGTGCCGTCATTTTCGTCGATGGCGATAGCGCAGGCAGAGCTTGGAGCGGCCACTGGAATTCCAACGGTGCATTGGACACCACCACCGCCACCGCCGCTCGTGATGTTGCTCACCGCGCCGAGGATCAACAGAGGCACATCGCCGGGTTGCACGGCACATTTCAAGCAGGCGATTTGAGCCAAGAGTTCGTTTGTATCAGGCACAGTTCCTCCTTCTCCTACGTCAATTAAGGCCGCAAGGATTGCGTAATAAAGGTCGCCAACTGGCACGCAGCACCACGGCTGCGCTGCGTCAATCGCCGCCTGTGGGTCTATGACGGCCATGCTTTAGCCCTCGGCAGTGATGGCGCATTGCAGGAACAGCAGCGCCTTGCGAAGTACCTTGAGCGGCTGGCACCGCAGACAACTCACCGCCGCGAGCAATTCATTCACCGTATCCGGCGCTCCGGTAGTCGCGTCCTGCATCAGCGCCAGTTCTTCCGCAGACATCTCGTTGTGCCCGATGCTGATGATCCCCACCGAATCCGCGATGAGCGCGTCGAAACCCGTCGTCACGTAGTTTGTGCCGCCCGCCGTGACGAGTTGGTAGGCTTTGAACAGGACCGCGATGGCTAATCTATCTGCCTCATTGGTGCAATAATTTTGAAAGCAGGCAGCGGCCTCGGCAATATCGGACGCGGTGCAAGTAAGGGGCATTTTGTTCCTTTCTATTCCGAAGTTTCCATTGGATAGCGACTCATTTCGTCGTCGTCGCTTTCGCCCTTATTGGCGTAGTCTTTGAGTTGCGCTTCCACGTCGCCAGTCTCCGGGTCCACATCGGTCACGACCATTTGCAGCACTTCGCCGGGCTTGCATTGCCGGTCGCCCAGCACGCTTTTCGGAATGGTTATCGAATCGGCTTCTTCGGTTTCGGGCGGGGTGGTCATACGGGATTGAGTCGGGCGAATTCGCCCCATTGCTTCTGGGCCGCTGCATTGTAGGCCAGCGCGGCGGCTTCGGGAGTGTCGAAATAGCCCAACCAAATCAATCGCATCTTATGCGTGATGCTGGCCTGCCATTTTTTGTCTCGCTTGTGATAGGTGACACCTTTGAACGGTGCTGTCTTATCGCGCTCTTGCAACTTTGCATTGCCTTGATTTTGAGAGGTGTTCCCGAAGCGCAAATTCCGACGTGTGTTGTCGTGCGGATAGCCGTTGGCGTGGTCAACCTCAACTCCATCTGGCGCATTCATAATTTCACGATGCATATAGATGATGTGATTGACTCCACCAACTTTTCGATACCGTCGCACATGCCCACTTGGGTTGCGTCCCCATCGTTTACTATTCAGTGATTCAAAGTCGGCGTTATCTACGATTGTAAATCCGCCATCCGTGAGGCGTATGGCTTTGATGTCGTTCATGGTTTTGATGAATTGCTGTGGCCCGATTATGAGCCGAACCACAGCACCGTCAAACCAATCACGTAAGTATCTCTTGGCAAAAAATTAACTGATCGAAGTTCTGAACTGCATACGTGTCCGGGCAAGGAGTGCATCGAGGCGAGTTAGCTATACAGCCTGGCTCACGTAGATGGAGAATCCCTCGAACGAGTTCAGGACGGACGAATTTTATGCCTGCTTGCATGTCAGTCCACCACAAACCCTTATTGCCCGCCGTGTTGTCGATGGTGCAAACGTCGCCTGTGCTCGGGTCGGTCGCGACGAAGCTGCGGTCGCGGTTGCCGCCCAAGAAATACCATTTTCCGTAGAGGTCTCGCGTGAAAAACGGCGCTTCCGGCGACACGCTCCGCAACGACGGGACAAGCGCAATCATCGCGCTCGGATGCCAGATCGGTGAATACTGAATGCAGGCTTCCTCATACGCCTGATCGAATTGGCGTTTGATGCCGATGGTCGCTGCCGTGTTCGTGTATGGAAACACCCGGCGCAGCACGCCGCCGCCGATGTGATTGAATCGCATCGGGAACGCATCGTAGCTGATGCCGAAATTCCCGACCGCCGTGCTCATGCCGTACTTGAACAGTTCCCCGCCGCGCACGAAGTCCGTGAACCGATATTTCTCCGTCAACGCCGGATTCCCCTGCTCCAGTTGCCACGCGACGATTGGATCGGTGATGAGCTTCATCATGCCAGCCGGCACGAATTTCGATTTGAAATAACCGTTGTACTGGAGCGGTGCCCATTGCCGTTGCAGATACGGAATCGTCAACTGGCTCTGCGGCACGTTATCTGGACTCCCCAAGTCAATCTCTGTGCAATCCACATTGAACGTGTTCGCGTCAATCGCGATGCTCAAATTCCTGTCATCCGCGATATAAATGAAGTCCGCCTTTTGCAACGAGTTTCGCCGCATGAAATCGCTCTTGTACATCTTCACGATGTCCTTCAAGCCGTCCACGATGCTCGACACCTGCTGTTCAGCCAGTGCCCGCGTGTTGATCTGATCGAAGCACAGCGGCAATGTCTTCACCCGCTGCCGCGAGTACGTGTAGCTCTTGCGCGTGCTGCCCCAACTCACCGTCTTGCTCGCCGGATCGCACGCATTATCCACGCATTGCTCGTCCTCGAAGTTCACTTCCTCCCAGCACCCCGTCAGGTCCGGTGTCCCAACATGCACGCGGTCCCACGTGTGGCTCGTGCCCGTACGCGGTTCCCACTGCATCATCTCCACTTGGCCGACCCACGCGTCGTCGATAGGCCACCAATCACGTTCCACGCGGGCGTCCCAATGGGGAGTTCTGTCGAATAAGTAATCAAAAAAAGCTGAACATTGCCAAGGCATTGTATATCAAGTAGTTACGCATGATTCTCAAACTAAACTACAAACTAGAATCACGCAGATTTGCTAACTTGGGATGCCGTCTCCACCAGCGTTCGCTGGTTTAGCGGTTAAGAAAACCGCAGGCTTGGAAGTGTCTCAGCGTTCCGTCCGTCTCACCGACCGGGAGAACTGCTAGGTCGGGTTTGAAGCTGGTTGAACCAGCGACGGGGTTAAGGAAGCACTGTTTTGAAGTGAAGTCAACCGTTGCCTTTCGCACCGAGCCTTGGCAGCGATACTCATTTTGCGTCGAGCCTCATCAGATTTCGGCTTTCCTCTGAGAGCCGCGCCGATTTTTGCGCTGTGCTCGGCGGTAAATTTCTTCCCCAACTTGGCAGCGCGACACTTGGCAATGTGATCTGCCGATTGCTTTTTCCCTTTGAGATGTTTGCCGCCGGACGCGCTCATCTTGGCGCGAGTTTCTTCTGATTTCTTTCGGCCCTTCAACGCAAGACTCAATGCGGCTTTCGTCTCAGGCGATAAATGCTTGCCTTTATTTGGATGTCCAAACTTTGCGTACTTGTCGCGCAAGTATTGTTTGTAAGCCTCCGACTTTGGCTTACCGCGATTGGCGGCTGAGATTTTAGCACGTATCTCAGGAGTCATCTCAATGGCACCGCCATCGCCGCCATTGGCGATGTTAACGACCTGCCAGCCCAGAACTCGGTACCAATGAATGTAGGTGCGCTCCCACTGTTCCCATTCATCAAATGGAACTTCTTGGATCACCTCCAACACTGGTTCGAGTCCGAGATCAATAAGCTGTCGCCACCAATTCGCTTTATGAGTCTGCTCGAACTGTATGGAATAGCGATGCTCATTGACGCGCGTGTAAGGGTTATCCGCCTTACCGATATATACGTGAGTATCGCCCGGTCTCGGGTCTCTCAAACAGTAGATGTAGCAGCTTCTTGCGATGCCTCGATTGAAACAAAACCGCGCGGGAAAATCAAGGCTGGAGTGGGGCGTGCGTGCGTTTTTCTCTGAATTTGTGGTTCGGATGGAACACGAGTTTTTGCGCGCTCAGGTCTGCGTAACCGACGCCAAGTTGGTCGCGCAACCACGCATTGAGCCAGCTATCCCAGCAAGGGTGGCCGATGCGAAAATGGTTCGGAACGATTGGCCAGCAACGCTGCCACACGGCGGGATGCGCGATGAACGCATCGAGTCCATTGTCAACCCTGCGGGCTTGGCGCGTGTCGCTGTTAAATTCCAAACGAAACGAAGTAGCGGCTTGGTATCGGCGCATCGTGTTGTAAAATGCGGTGTGGGCCTTTGGATCAAGCACGATGTCGGCGTTAATGATGCAGGCAGGTTCGGAAACGATAGCGGCCATCTGCATGAGCAATTTGATGGAAGGGAAATCCGGTGAGGCCACAAACACGGTCTTGGGAGAACTTAGACGACGTTCCGGTGCTCCGAAGTAAAACACGCGATCAAACACAGGAAGCCACGACTGAAAGGCGCGCATCTGGTTGAACGCGATTTGAGATGCTTCCGAGAAAGCCCGAAACGACGATACGGCAATCACCGCTTTGGTCGCATAATTACGTCAAGCTGGCTTTCCTTGAGCGTGTGCCGCGCATCCACGAACTGCATTTCGTATCCGACACTCTCTAAGAGGTCCAGCACCGTTGCCTTCGTGTAACCATAATGACGTAGGGCGCTGTCGTTGAGTTCGACGAACAGAGTTGGCTTGAACTTTGCAATCGTATCCAACGCGCCGCGAATCACATCCGGCTCGCATCCTTCAGCGTCAATTTTGATGAATCGGCACGAGGCCAGCGCAATGTCGTCCAATCGGCGCATGAGCGTGTTCCCTGGACGATCTTTTTCAACGCACACAGTCCCCATGTTTGTGTCAGTTGGAGTGCGTAGCGCAACCGTCATGTAAGCATTGCCAAGGGCGCAGTTGTGCAACTCAACTTGCGGCAGGTCGCGGCAGTTTACGGCGAGACAAACAAACGACGGCAAGTATGGCTCGAACGCCAACACCCGGCCCGATCCCCCGACCTTCTTGGCGTAGGAAACCGTGTGCGTGCCGATGTTCGCGCCGACATCAACCACGGTGTCGCCCTCGTTGAACAATGGCAGGATGTGCAAAGGCACCGTCTGGTCGGTGACGATTGTCTTTGCCTGCTCAACCCATGTGCTCATGTGGCTGTCGTTTGGCAGCACGGCGAGCGTGTAGCTCTCTGCGTCTTGGATCAGCTTAATCATTTTATGTAGAACCAGGACGAGCACGGCGTCACGGTGAACGTGATATTGCGCTCTTGGCACCATCTCAAAACCGCAGTATCCACATCGCAACAAGCCCCGCCTTCATGGTCGTTCTTGAAATCGTGCCCGCCGATCAATCCTCCTGGTCGGATTTTTGCAGTCCACGCGTCGAGGTCCGATAACACATTCCGATAATCGTGTGCGCCATCCAGATAAACGCCGTCCAATTGACGATTGCTGAACTGCTTTGCCGCAGTCAGCGACAACATGCGAACCAAAGTTGCCCTGGAATCCTGTTCGGCCAATTGCCTGCATTGCTCGTACCAATCATCGAACGGAGCGTTTTGATTGGTCGCTTCAAGATAGTCTGATGGGTCTTGCCGCGCCCAAGGGTCCACCAGATACAATCGGCGACCTTTCCATGTGCTCAGAATCTTGGCGGCAAACCGCCCTTCGGCAGATCCAACCTCAACAAACTCGCCGAGCAAACCGCGCTCGTTTAGCCAATAGCCAAGCATGTCCCGGTGCGTGAGAGGTGCGACCGTGTTCATAGGCCAAGTTCGCTGAACACCTTTCGCGGTGTAAGGTTCAAGCCGAATGGCGTGCTCTGCGGCTTGTCGATTGGACTGTGCGACCAGAACTGAATCAACTTGTCTGCCGGGCGTGGATCCTTCGCCACATCAATCCAATGATAGGCGTCGTGGTGCTCGAACCACGCATAAGCGCCGATAACATTGTGCTCGCTGAATCCCCACGGGAAGTCGGCTTTTCTCGACAGCACATAATCGTCAAACGATTGGCTGTGCAGTTCTCTGATGCGCTCTCGCAGTCCTGGGTAAACCGCGATGGGATTGACCTGCGGATGGCGGCGCATGAACTCATGTGAAATGAGTCGCTTCAGTGTGTTCTGCGTCGGCACCTGCCACGGGTTGTTGGTCAGCCGCGCATAAGACTCCATTAACATCACCGGCTTACCATCCACGAAGTAATCTTCGGGCGCGACTGGTTTGCTAAACACACAATCGCTATCGGTGTGCAACACAAAGTCCGATCCCTTACACCACAGGTCGGCATGGCACTTCATTACCTGATGGTGCAGGTGCCATTTGGCTTTGTCTGAGTCGCGCGCGTAGGTCGCTAAATGACATCCGGCTGGCAGTGCCAAATATCGGAATCCGTTGACTTCCTGCTCCGGTACAAGGACGACGGTCTCGTGGAAGCCGGTCGCGAACTTGGTTATGCTTCGCAGACAATACTCAAGCCACGGTAGGTCTTGCATCCAACTTACGATCAAGATTGAGACTTTCATTGAGGCGCTTTATCAAACTGCCATCTTTGCATCGGTGCATCAGGACGGTGCTATCGGGTATCCAACGCTTAACATCTGCGATTGATTTGAAATGCGGCGGGTTGCCTGTTGTGGCGTGTGGCCGATCATTAATCAAACCCCAGAAATGAAAAATCAGGTCGCTAGCATCGTGACAATCCGCAATCATCTCGTCGCGCATCACGTAATCCCATGCTTGATTGGTCGCAACCATCGCTTTTGGGCAACGACTCGCGGTATCAGGCGGGTAAATGGCGACTCCGTTGCAATGCCCCATGTGCGGAACGATAGCCCCCATGAATGCTTTGCCGCACTGCGCGTAAGCTACGTCAAGTTGTTTCAACCAATCAGATTTCAGAGGTATTGCGTCGGCTTCAAGCCATAACCACGACGACGCACCAGCCAACATGCGCCGCGCTGTCGATTGCCATGCGAGATTTGGACCAAGGGGCCACCCTGAATTCGCTGGACATGGATACGAAAACTTTTCGACGTGAGCAAATACAACACGGGCGATATTATCAATCGCTTCAACAAACCTGTGTTGCAAAGAGGATGGGAAAACCAAAACAGCGTTGAAGTCAATCGAGCCATGCAATGCGCCCATCCACTTCAGCGTGTCGAGCATCGAGACGGCGTCTTTGGCGCAAAATGGTAGCGCAACACAAAGCACGCGCTAACCCTCCATCGGGTTTGAAACGATACTCCAGTGATAGCGTTTGGACTCTTCTATGACAGATTTCCACTCGCGATCAACTTCTTCTTTAGACATGCGTTCCACTTCGTTTATAGCGCGAGTTGCGGCTTTTAACGCACGCCATTTAGCCAAATTTTGATGCGCGTCGCTCATGCCAAAGTCGAAAGTTTCCAGTTCGATGACGAGTTTGTCAGTATCGGCGCGAACGGAATTTCGTGAATTGCCCCAGCCAATTCCTTCTAACTTAATTCCTTCTGGCATAATCAACCCTCCATCGGATACGCGGCCATTTCTTCAGCGAGGTCTTTGTAGTCGCCCACAGGCACAGCATCTGACTTCGGCTTCGGCTTACCCGGCTTGCTACCGCGCAATTCCTCGACATCTTTTAGAGCGGCGGCGAGTTCGGCCTTTGCCGCGAGCAGTTGTTTTCGCGTGACGCCGAATAGCGCGGCCCGGTGCAGCACGCTTGCTTGTAATCCAACCTTCTCCGCGAGCGTCATGTTGCCGTTGCCAGAAAATAGCTTCTGAACCGGACCATAACCCTTGGCCAGCGTCTCTTTCATCTCCGCGTCGTCCGGGTCAATGCCCAAGTCGCGGTAGTATTTCGCCTGCGTCTCTTGGTTTGCGATGCGCCACATACGGTCGGCGGCTTCGCGTTCCTGCGCGGTGTGGGCTTGTGTCTTCTTTTCTTCCTCCGCGCCACGGTTGCGATACTCGGCGATGGCCTCCTTCATGTCCTCCTGCTGGCGATGTAGGTCGTGATAATGGTTCATCACGAGTTGAAAGGAATCACCGAAGGCTCGCTTAGCCGCGCCGTACGCTTTGCCCGCTGGAAGATTGTAGATTTCTATGAAGTCCTCGACGGTCGCCGGGCGCGTGCGCGGTTGCTGAGTGTCTTCGTCAACGCCTTCGATGTATTCCAACTGGCGCACATCATTGAAAGCGCGTGCTTCCGTGCGCTTGAATGGAGCGAGATGCTTCGTCTTGAACTCGTCGCTTTCCTCGTACGCCTTGAGACGCAATCGACCTTCGTATTCTTCGATGCGCTTGTTTGCGGCGGCGAGTTGTTCAGCGAGAGGTCCAGTATCCGATTTAGCAGTTGAAGCAATTCCATCAAGCTCAGCGATTCGAGCTTCAAGCTCCTGAGCGCGCGCAGTAAGTTGCTTGTTCTCCTTTTTCGTCGATTCATACGCCTTCTTGAGTTCGCGATTCGTTCGGAACACCGGCTCGGGCGGGTCGTCGCCGGGCTTGGGCGCGGCAGGTTCCTTGTCGTCGGCTTTCGCAGGCGGTGCGTCGTCTTTGAGAGGTGCGTCATCGTCGTCTTTCTTCTCCGGCGCGGGCGTCGGGTCTGCGTCCACGGCGGCAGGTAAAGCGTCCTCGTCCTCGAAGAAGTTGCTGCGCTCTCCGGCGCGACCGGGCGCAGGGACTGGCGCGGGCCTCGGAGCGGGTGCTTGCGGGGCTGGCTTCGGTGCTGGCGTGACTGGTGCTATCGCTGGCGCAGGAGCGGGTGCGGCGGCGACGGGTGCGGGAGGTGCGGCGGCGACGGGCATAGGTCAATCTTTCTTCATGTTGCGTTCGGCGATCTTGCGTTCAACGTCGTAATCGAGGCGCGGCGGACTCGCAACGCTTATCGCTTCGACCGGCTCGGCGCAATTCATAAAGATTTGCAGGAACTTCTTCGCGCCAGCCAGTTGATCGGCGTTCGCGCCGTCCATCGCCATCTTCGCCAGCGAAAAAACAGCGGCTTCGTGGAAGGTTCGCTTGCGGACTTCATCGCGCCAAGTGCGGGACAGCGCCTCATCCTGACGAAACAGTTCAGTGGCTTGCAGGGCGATCATCAGTATTTGCTGTTACGCTTTGCGCGAGCCGCGTCAGCGCGGGCGAATTCCTTCGAGACGTTGCGCGGCGGGCATTTCTTATACGCCTTCGACGGCGCGTAAGCGCATATTCTCATCAGGCCAGCTTGTTTTTTAGAGACCGATGGCATAGGTCATTTGTATTTGTAAACTCCAGATTCGCCAATCTCGCGTTTCGTTTTATTCCGTTCAGCGGGCGACATCTTAAGCCGTTGCATTTCGGTTTCAATGTATCGGCGACGGTCGTTTATCGGCATCTGGCGAGCACGCTTGATCCAGTATTCAATGTAAGTGTTGATTTCGCGAGCACGTTTTACCCGTTCTTCATTCGTCTTATAAGGCTCAATTTTGAATCCCAACGATCCAGCGCCTTGCCGAACGAGTTCGCCTGGACGCGGTTCTCTCATGCCAGGAACTCCAAGTTCTTTGCCGAGTGCTCGTGCGGCAGGCTGGACGCCGATGGGCGCGGGAACAAGTTGCAGACCTGCTTCCTGAGCGCGATCCCATGTGGTCGGAAGTTTCGTTCCGATAGCATCCTCACCTGTTCTCAGTATTTCGAGAGCGCGACCCACCGGACCGAGTTTGTTGGAAACGATTCGCTCTACAACATCGCCTGCGGTCGGTTCGGTGTGCGAATAACGAATCAGATCGTGCGTTATTTCACCAAACACTGATAACGGCGAGAACCAAAAGCCTTGACTCTGGCCAGTCGGATCAGGAATGAAGGCGTCGAGCTTGTGATTGCCTTCCTCATTGTCCAGCGTCGAATGGCCGCGAGACAAGTAATTGAGCAGTTGCGTAAGTGCCACGTAAGCGGCGAGTCCGGTGCCGACTGTCTTGGCCACGGTGCCAACGTGCAATCCTTTACCGACTGCAACATCGGCAACGGTTTTTCCGGCTTGACCAACAGCGCGGAGTTCGCGCCGGGCCAGCGATTCAACCCATTGCGGAGCCAGAAACGCCATCTGCATCAAATCGCGTATCGCCGGATTTTTGATGATGCTCTGGCGTTGAAGATTTCCGAACAACACGTTGATGTCTCGCGCCACTTGCCGCGCAACTTGAGTTTCGTTCAGGTTCGGATTGGACTTAGCCACGCGCTCAAACTCAGTCAAGAACGTCTCGACCATCGCCCCTCGAGTCAGTTTCTCGAACAGCCATTTCGTGAATCGGCCAGTGCCCAACAGACCTTTTGCTTCGGTGTAGAGCGCGTCGGCGAATCGACCGACGTTCAATCCGTTGCGTTGCCCAAGCTGCGCCAGTTCACGCGGCGTCATCTGTACCGTTTTCCCGTTCACTTCCAAGGCTTGTGGCTCTCGAACCCATGACACCATCTCAGGCGTGATAAGGTTTCTGTCCACCGCATCCGTCAAAGCTCGGTCGGACAGTTCCAACAGGCTCAATCCTTTGTCATAAGAGAAACTTCCGCGAGCGGCCAAGCTGGTCTGCATGGTTCGACTGGCATGGAAACTATCGAGCAAAAGCAATCGGTGCTTCAACCAGCCTGCACTCGCCATTCCAGCTCGACCAATACCGGACTCTCGGAGTTGGCTCGTGCCAGTGAGCGCATTGAACAAATGCGAGTATCCTTGGCGCACGGCGATGCGGACGCCGGGAATGATTTCCTTCGGAACATAACCTTGAGGTGCTGAGAATTGCGTATCCACGGTGCCGTCTGGACGCGGAATCTTTCGAGCCACCATGTCCGTCATTATCGGATCACCTGAATATGGATCGGCAATGCCCTTGAATCCTTCAGCCCACAACTTGCGATTCACGAGCCGTTGGCCGGTGCGAACACGGTGTTCAACAAGGTCTGCGATGTCGAGATTCTTTGGCTTGTACCCGGCTTCGATGGCGCTGGCGTAATCTGGAAACACTTTTGCCTTTTTGAATCCAGTGCTGCCAGGTCGCCCGCCAACTTCACCGAACAAGACGCCGCGATCAGTCAGGATATTTTCGTGGCGTTGGGGCACATAATGATTCTCATACGCCACGTCTATTCCATTGGAACCTTCGTATGACATTTGTTCGTCCAGCAACAATCGTGTGCGTTGCGCCAACGGTTGCAGGTCATCCCAATTCTCTTGTGCGTAACGAATGGCAGCTTCGGCGTCGGGATTTCCTTCGACCTTGGCCAAATCCGTGTCGAGCTTTGCACGATTGCCTTTGGCTTGAATGACGAACACGGCGGCTTTACGAGCGAGCGAATTATCGACCAGTTTGCCGCTGCGTTTGTCCTGCGTAAGAACGCGCAATTCGCGACCAGCCTCGCGCCCTTTATTGGCCGGAATCGTGTCAATCATTGCGTCGGCTAGTTGCGACATATCATGCTTCACCGGACGCCGTTGATTGGTCGCTTTGATGTCTTCCCAAAGATTCGACATTGCAGTGCGGAATCGGCTTTGCGATGTGGTCGGTCTAGTTCCTGTCGGCTGTGTCGGCACTGCTGCTGTTCTACCAACATTGGCGGGTTGACTTTGTGGCGCTGCGCTCTGCGAAGCTCGGAAGATTGCCTCGCGAGTTTGCTCGGCTTGTGCTCGGATGTTCTTCAAGTACGGCCGAATCTGTGGACCGTATTCTTTGACCATTTCTGCCGTCCACTTGGCGATGTCTGTGATGCCACGTTCCAACAACGCCGCGCCTTTAACGATGTAAGCGGCCAGCAATTCTGGCGGAAGACCAAGGATTGTTGAATACGTGCCTTTGCGCGATTCCTTAATCGTGGCGTCAGCCCATTTCTCCAAGCCTGTGCCGGAAATGATGCCTGGACGTTCTTCGCTAAGACGATTCTCCGTGATGGCCTTTGTCAGCGCATCGTAAGTGATCTTGACCTGATTCGCCGTGAGCGGTTTGTCGGGATGCACCATCGCCTTCACGCCTTCGGCGATCTGTTGCGCGATTTTCTCAGCGGCGGCACGCGGATAATCCTTCACACGCCTGATGGCATCTCCAAGCGACTCGACTAATTGCGTTGCCGCACCGCGTTCGATGCCTCGACGCAAAAGCTCGTTGATGGCCAGTTCTTCGACCTTGGCGGCGGGTAGCAGGTCGAGCGTCGGTTCAGCGGTCGCCAACCCGCCTTTGGCTTCGGCAACGGCATCCTCGACGGCCATGCGAAGGCCGGATGGCTGCAATGGCAACGTCTCTGGCGCTGGCAGATTTCCAATCGGCACTTCGCCTTGTTCAGCAGGCTTCGGCAATGCCTCTCCGGTGCGCTCAACAGCTTTGCCTTCTTCGGCGACGAGCCGCGCCATCTCGCCTTCGGCGCTGCGCGTCAGTTCATTGACGGCAAGTTCCTCGACGGTCGGCTTTGGAAGTGTTTCCAGCATCTCAGCATTGGCCGGAATCCCTCCTTGTGGCGCTGGTTTTGGTTGCTCTTGAGGAACAACACGCAATCCAGACGGTTCCTGAACCAATGTCTCTGGCGCAGGCAAATTAGCTGACACTATCGGAGCACGTTCGACAACCGGAGCAACTGGAACAGTCGGCGGTTTGGCTACCGTTGGAGTTGGGGCTATTGGTGCTGGACGGCGCAATCCTTGTCGCAGCAATCCAGTTCCAAGCAACGCAGTGCCCGTGCCGCGACCCGCAGTCTCCGGCTCTCCGCGTTCAAAGCCAACGGACGCCTCACCCGCACCGCTGCCCAAAGCGCCTGCACCGAAATAAAGCGCCATCAGGCGACCGGCGATTGGATTGGCCGCGATTGGCACGAGCGGCAAATTCTCTGGCAATCCTGCACTGCGAACGCCTTCCTCAATGGCGCGACCAGCCGACGAAATGCCCTTAACTCTCGCTTCACGCAACGCCTCATCGCCACCAGCGCCCAACGGCAATTTGCGAAGCACGTTCTCCAGAGAACCGGGGGCTTCGGGAGGCAACAACAACGAAGGAATCAGCGAACTGCCTAAAGGGTCGAGCGAAAGACGCCGCACTTCGTTTTCCAACAGGCTACGGTCGTCAGAATCCGGCACGAAAGTCTTTGGAACATTCGTGTCATCGTCCGGGATGAAAGTGGCCGGAACTTCTATTGTGTCTGAAGCTGCCATCCGCTTGGAAGGGTATCGCCTTCTTCAATGGTTCCAGTTCGTCCGTTTGGACCAACTACGCGCACTCGTCGCTTAGTCGATTTTCCAATCTTTCGTGCGCCAGAAGACAGGTCAAGCAACTTGCTGTTCACATCCTGAAGGGCTTCCATACGTGACTGAATGAATTGCTTCTGTTCGTCCTCTTTCATGCCAAGACGGTCCACGTTCTCCAACTCAGCATTGATAACGCTCATTCGAGCGCGTTCGACTTGCACCTGTTGCGGTGCCGTCAGCGTGATTCCTTCGGCCTTCTGGAAGTGTCCCGTGTTCGGACCTGTCGCAATTACGGAACCAAGCACTTCTTTTGTGATCGGATCATTAACCGTGAAAACTTCACCAAGTTTATGCTGTGTTCCGGTTGCTGAAAATGGCGGGAAACTGAGGCTCTTGCCGTGAACAACAGCTTTGCCAACGCCTGGACCAAAATCCTGCACTGTGAACGCTGTCGGTGTTTCCTCGAAATCCTGTTTGCGTTTCTCCAAAGCAAGTCGCCCTGTATCGTAACCAAGCAATCGCGATTCTTGTTCGGCCTGGTGCTTCTGTAGCTGCTGCAACTGCGCGGCGTCCTGCGCGATCTTCTGCACGTTGAGCAGGCGTGTCTCCTCGAACTCGCGTTGGCGCTCTGCCGCGCGTTCAGCACGTTCTTGCGCTTCTGCCTGTCTCTGGGCCTGCGCTTGGGCCAACGCCTGCGCTCGGATGCTCTGGTCGGTCAGCTCTAAGCCGACACGAGCGCCAGCTTGGAGCGCCTGTGAGAACAGGTTCGGCGTGATGCCTGCGATCCACGGAGGTAAAGAATCAATTGCGGCCATGCGTTCGTTTATAGGCGCGCTGCCTAGCACAATTACACTGTTTGCACTGTCCAGTAAGGCCGTCCCAATTCGCTCTGGTTTTATGAAAATCCTGCAACGGTTTTACCGACTTGCAGTTCGAGCATCGCTTAATGGAAAAGCTACCCACATCGTCTAAGTGCCGCTTTCGAGCGTGTAGCAGCTTATGATATTTTCCATTTTCACAGATCACCAAGTTGTCGTTGCGGTTATTGTGCTTGTTGCCATCCACATGATGCACCTCAGCCTTGGCTGGCAGGTAATGGCCCAAGGCGCGTTCAGCTACTACAATATGAATTCCAACGTGATTGCGCTGTGCGCGTGGATTTCCCACATCACGAGTAACAAGATAGCCTTTAGCAGATTCCCCTTTGAACCCGGCACGATTTTCGCCCACGTTATGAGACGAGTAACAAGCGTGAGAACAAAATCGCTTTGGCTTACCGTTGTCAGTTCGTTGCCGTCGAAAAAAAGTCATCCCACAATGCTGACATTTCAATTCGATCATAAATCCCACTCAGGAAATTCTGGATAGACCGGCTGTTGCTGCGCCTCATTATCCCAATTAAACCAATCATTCCAATAATTTGTACTATTTGTATTTCCGGGACCGATGCCGAACATTCCACCGCCACCACCGATGAATGGGTCCGATAGCCAATCAGTGAACCCACCGCCTCCGGGAGTCGCAACAGAACCGCCTTCAGGTCCGGGGAAACCGCCGCGTGTGCTGGACCACACATCGCGTGGCGCACCGCCTTGCGTGCCCCAATTGATGCCGGTGCCCGCATAATATGGCGTGACAGGCACGTTGCCCCATACGCTCTCTCCTGAGAACGGTGCCCACGGGCCAGCGTTGAAGTTGCCCGGCGCATTGAGATTGCGCGGAGCACCGCCACCACCGCCACCGCCAAAACTCACGCCACCGCCGCCAGTGCGCTGCACCTTGGCCAAGTACGCGTTGAACAATCGCTCTGCTTCGCGTGCCGCCGCCTGCGGGTCAGGCGCAGCCGCGAGTGTCGCGTTGCGATTAGCGACTTCAAGCTGCGTCTCAGGCGATACCGTCAGCGTCTTCGCCACCGTCGGCAACGCGGCAAGAAGGTCAGCCGCGCCCTTGGATTTCTGCGCCTCGGCTGTTAGCCCGAGCTGGCGCAGCCCCTTGGCACCCACGAACGGGCTGAGCGGGACGCCTGCACCGATGCCGAACTGCGCGGCGGTGTTCTGGAGCATTGCAATGGTTTCCGGGTCGAGTTCGCCCGCGAGTTCGCTGCCGATGTTCGACGATAACGCGCCGAGGTTTTGCTGAAGCATCGGGAATGCGCCGGCCACGTCCTGATAAATCGATGGCAAGCCGATAGGGCCTGGAATTAAGCCCCAAGGCCCCTGCCCGGTGCGCGGTGCTGACGTGTTCGGACCAAACGGCGGCGTGCCTCCGACAAATGGTCCCGGCGTGAAATCAAATGTTCCGGTGCGGCTTGAGGATGATCGTGGCATAGCTATGTGATACAACCGACGCCCAGCGAGCGGGGTGTTGCGGTGCCGAAGACTTCAATGCTGACGGGAATCTGGTCTTCGGGAATGTGAGACCTAATTTCTCGGTTTAATTCTCGCACCGCTTTCTGCTGAAATACTTCGGCACTTGCGTTGTCGCCCGAGTTCTCATCTCGTATCGCAAGAATCATCAGCTTAATCGCAACCCAATTATCGATGAGCATTTGGTCTTCGTCCGTTTCGACTGCAATGAACCGAAGTTTCACCAGCGCCTCAAGGCTCGTGAGGCCGTTGCAGTTTCCGCTTTGGCGCAATCCTCGAATCGTCGAGTGCATGAAAGACGGACTGCGCTCGCTGGGCGTGTAGTACGCGCAATCTTCCATCACGTCAGCCACTGGGTCATAGGCATAAAGTCTGACCGGACCCATTGTGGCGTCTTTTAACACCCTCGAAATGTGTCGCACGAGAAACGGCGTGCCAACGAACGGAATTGCCAAAGTCAAAACGACGCCTTCCTGCCAAGTGCCGTCATCACGTTTGGTCATTATGGTCTGTCCGTTCGCGTCGATGCCGTAAATCGTGATGGTTTTTCCCACGTCAGCTTGATAAGCGGGAAAAGCTCGAATGTATCGCTCCGCCCCACAACGCAACTGAGCTTGGACTGGAACGGTGCCGTCATTTTGGATGACGACATTACCGCAGCGCGATGCAGCGCACTGGTAGTCGGCACCATTCATTGGGAGGAAAGGCCACCAATAATCGCTGACGACCATTTGGCGTCCGCACAGATTCACGGCCAGCGGAGTTTCAACGTAGCGGGGCCAAGTTATGGTGTTACATCTCACGCACGCAGCGAACTTTTTCACGGTTCCCCAAAACCCACCACGTACCATGAGCCGTTGCACGGCCTCGTTCGTCCACGCCTTGAACGTGACTTTGTTTGAGCACACGCCCGCAACGTCTGATGCCTGCGTTTCTTTGAATTCACCCCAAGTCATATAGCACGATCCCACAGGCGCGTCGTGGGCTTGATGAAATAGACTCCGATTGCATTCGGCACACCGGGCGTGGCATCGTCGAATACGGCGAACGTGCCAAGCGGCGCGGCGATGAGCGTTCCGACGCCGAGTGGCCACAAATCGGAGAAAGCGGTATCGCGTTGCCAGAACGGGCCGGTCGATTGCGAAACCGTACCCGCCTCGCCGCCATCGTATGTTTCGAGCTGCGTAAGCGTGCCGACGAAGATTCGTCGCTCGTAAGTCGGCACAACACCTCCATTCCAGTGGTTTTTTGTCCATGCCCCCACGACCAGATTCCACGTAAAGAATCCCACGATGACGCCAGTGCTCGCGTCAGTCTTCGCCCAGATGCGCCCGCGCTGCTCAACCGTCGGCTGATTCGGCCCCATGATTGCGAACGCGAACTCGTTCGGCAGAAATACTTCGATGCTCTCGGCGATGGCGTTTGCCAACTCTTGATTGTTTGCTGGGCAAAATCCAGGTGGGAACGGCGAAACTTCGGTGCGTAAAATGATGTCGTCGGTGGGCATCGCACAACCAATGCGCCTATTCTGCGCGATTAGCAATAGCGAAAAGCTATCGGTCAGAACAACTCAACATCAATCGTGGTCGCAATCGCCGTGAACGAGAGCGGCGTGACATTGAGCGTGATGACACCGTTGGTGACGAGGCGGAAGTGCAATCCGGCATTTGTGTTGCCATCAGTGACAATGGCGAAGATGCCGCGCAACATCTCGGCGCTCGTATCCAAATCGGTCGAGCGCGTGAGCACCCACGGCGTCCCGCCAGAACCAAGCGACGTGACGGTATTGCCTGTAATAAAAACGCGACCGTCTTTCCGCGCCACCCATGTCGAGTTTTCTGTCTTGGGGCACCACAGCACGCCCGTATAAAGATCGCGGTGCTTGGACGGAACCGTCCTGCTCACCTTGTTCAAATAGAGTGTGTGTTGGCCGGCCACCGTACCTCCCAAAGTGCTTGGGATGCCCGCTAAAACACATGCGAACTGAATTGGATGCAATCTCGCTATGTCTTTTTGGCCCAAACTTCGCTGTCCTGATTTAGAAATGTGCCCGTCAGCTGACAACGCCGTGTCAATAAACAAATGCAATTGGGCTTTCGTTAAAGCCCGCAAGAAGTCAATGCGCACAATTCGGTTCGGCGCTAAGAAGGTCAGCCGTGATCCAGCAGCCGCGTTAAGGTCAAACTCTATTAGACCTTTTCGCGTAGATGTTTCACGCCATTTCGGGACATCGGTCTTCCACCCGCCTTTGGCACGCGGAGGTGACGCATCGCCAAACAAACCTCGCAGGCAACTCCTAATGCGACCCACCAAATCAGGATTTACGCGAGAGGATTGCGAAATGCGCACGCAATTAGAGTGAGTACCAGAATTGTTCTTCCTGACATGCCCCTCCGTAAAGAACCATGCCACCAGCTCTACAAGGTCATCAGTGTACTTCGCCTTGAAGGGCAATTCTCCACACGGCGCGGCTTTCAACAATGCTGTGTTTTTCGTCAATTGAGACGACAGTGTAATGCGTTGTTTGCCGCTGTTTATATTTTCCGTTGGCCACCGATGATTCAGTGATGAGATGGAAAAGTGCCCTTTGTTACGCATCACCAGGACGGGTTCATTGACAACATTAAACTCGTGAATGGACTGCACGGGCTGCCATTCTGTTACCCCTTTCGCTTGGTTGTAAGTAAGCACCAATTCACCCGTCGCCAAATCGCGTCTATGCTTCCACCCTTCGTAAGTGAGAATCTCGGTGTTGCCATCCAAGCAGTAGCTGCCATTGTTCTGTCCAAGAGCCTCGTTCTTGACCAGCACACGGTCGGCAACCGAAATCGCGATGCCGTCAATGGCGGGCAGAGCACCGTTGACGTTAGCCGTGAGCACGTTCAGGACGCGCGTGTTTGCGGGCAGCGCAGCGGTTGTAGCAACGCGCCACGCGGTTTTCTTGCCGAACATCGTCCAGCCCACGACATCGGATGAGAAAACGAAAGTGCCCTGCGGTGCATATCCAGCACCGCCGAGGCCCACCCACGACACGACATTGCCTTGGATGGGATGCTGATAGGTAAAGGCAAGAATCCACGCGCATCCAGTCGGCGTGTCTTGGCCAGCGGTATCGTGGTAAATCTTGGTGGCAGCAGGTGCGTCCATCAACGTCGAGTTGAGTTGCGGCACACCACCGCTGATGTCGATGAGGTAAGCGTAATTGACGAAATTTGGCTGCGGATCAAAAACCGTGAATGTGCCGTTCCACACCGGAGCACCACCGCCTGCGGTGCAAGCATTGAATGGCGTCAGGCTTGGCAGGAGCGACGCCAAGTTGACGATACGAAGCTGTAGCGTCTGATAGTTGATAGCGGGCTTTTTGACGCGGGTAAGTCGGAACGTGGGCAAAGATGAACCCACCGCATTCAGCGTCCAACCGCTATCGTGAACATCCACGTCGATGTTTCCGAGAGCGTGCTGAAAATGAAGTGTCTCGCGCCCTTGAGGGCCGGCGAAAAGTGCAGCGTCCGGGCAACACACAAGAGTTGTGGTGTCGAAGTTTGCCTCGGCATCGGCGGCATTGGATTCCGCGCAGAAAGAATATGGCAACTTGTTTCGGAACGGCGTGCCGAAAGAGTTGTAAACATATTGCGCCTCACCAGCCACAGGTCCAACGGTAGTGGGCGGATTAACAAACCAATTCGGAGGCAACCCCGTGGATGTTTGCACAGAACCGCCAACATACCCGATCTTGTACTCGCCAAGCGGAACGGATGCCCATTGGCCGGTGTCAGTCACTTCCATCGTGTTGATGGCCACGTCAGGCGAGATGACGGTGCTGTCGGTGACGCCAAGGTCGCACGGCACATCGCTGGAAACGGTGAGTCGGAACACGCGCTTGCAGATCAGCCGCGTCCGCGTGGCGGGATTGATTGCGCCCGTGGCTTGCGCGACGAACGTGAACAGGCCCGACACCATTGGGATACCGGAAATGACGCCATCAGCGGATAGGCTCAAGCCTCCCGGCAACGCGCCGCCAACAAGCGTCCACACGACGGGTGCGAGTGCGCCGGACTGTTCCAGCATCGCCAAGTAGTCGGTGCCGGAGAAGGCTTCGGGCAACGTGCCCGGCGTCGAGATTGTGCAGTTCTGATTCTGGCGGGCGTTCTGCGCATTGTAAGCCTGCGCTTCACAGAGCGCCAAGTGTTCGGCAGCGGCGTCGGCGATTTCTTGCGCTGCGGTGTTAAATTGCGCTTGCGTGAAGTTCGCGGGAAGATACCTCGTTAAAATTACACCATCACAACAAGTAAATCGCAATGGATTTCCGCCTGTCGGCGGTGTGTAAGGAATCGCGCCATCGGGAATGATTATTGGGTGTGGATAGGCCCCAGGTGAACACGAGAATCCTTGTGGACAGTTTAAGATGAAACCCGTCTGCGCCGACAAAAATGTCAAACCCTGAGTGTAGAATGGAGGCGCTGGAACTGGACAGCATTCCACTGGCGGTTCACAAATCACTGACACTGGCAAGCTCACGACACATCCTCCTGCAAAGTGCAAAGTGGCTTCGCGAATTTCGGTTCCGGTACAATACTGGACATAAACCTCGAACCGAAATATTTCATATGCCCCTGAATCACAAACCGGAATTGAATGCGTTTTCCATCCGTCAGCGGTCGGTCGTTGATTTCATCGCAACTACCTTCAGGTTTTCCGAAGCCTATGGGGTCTCGAATCTGCGGCGGCACATTGTTGATTCTGCTGCATCCGGTGAGCGGATCAATTCCACATGATGCGAGTGCGGCACAGAGCGAGAACCGCGTCCATAAATTCCAACACGGATATTCGTCTGCTCGCCAATACACTGTCACGTCCACACGCCCTTTCACGTCGTAAAAGTAGCCTTCGCCATCTTCGAGCCGGTTCAATCCTAACCGATTTTGGTCAGCGTTACGGAAATCCAACGCAGCAGTCTCAATCGACCAAATGATCGGCGTCTGGTCATTGTCCTCGATGACATCGGTTTCGCTATTAAGAATTTCCCAAAACTCAATCTCCTGCGCGGCGTTCAGGACGAACGCGAAGCACCGCTCCACGTCGTTGAATCGGCCTTTGACGAATTGCAGAACGCTGATGCCAGTCCCCACGCTCTCCCACACTGTCGGCGCTTTGCCTCGAAGCGAGCTGATCAGATCAAAGTTGAGTGCGACCCAGCCGCGATGCAAGACACCGTGTTGGGTGAACACAGGAGATACAGTCATCAACAAACGATTGTCGAACACAACTGCGCTGGAATATTGGAGCAAAGCTGTATCGTCCTTTTTGAGCACATCGGAGACTTCGCGGCTCATGGGCACGTTGCCCCACGTTGCGAAATCTCGCCGACCAAGGATGAGCGACCAAATGCCGACCGTGCCGCGATACCACAAATCACCTTTAGCAACGACAGTGCTATATTGTGACAAACCTCCGCTCTCGACCTGCGATACGGTCACGATTGGATTTGTGACAGTCGCCCAGTCAGCGGTCGTGGTCGGCGCATTGCACGAGAAAACGATTTCAGGAGTGAGAATTTGCACCGGCCCTTGGCCAAGTGAAGCGTCGAGCGTCGGCACGCCGCGAATGGCGGTGATTTCGCCAACACTGCCGGGAACCCGGAACCGCTTGTTGCTCGCCAGATAAAGATTTTCGCTGATATGCAGGACGGCATCTCGAAATTCCTCAGCAAGCGTACCTGAAGCACCTCCAACCGCGTCGCCAGCAAGGAATGTGACGCCATCTGGTCCGGCCTGCCACACACGTCCAAGCCAATACGTGCCCATGCGTGCGATTGGCAATTCAGGATTCGCACCGACGAGCACCGAACGCCGGGACGTGGCACCGTCAAAAAAGATCGGCACCGATTGGCCGTCGTTAATAATCATCCATTTCTCAGCTTGCCAGAGCCACGCTTGCGTGCGCGATGCCGGGTTCACGTCCCAGAACGTCAGCACTGCACCAGCGGCGACGAGCGGGCCGGGATCGTCGATGTTTTCGACAGTCAGGACAGTTGGCGAGTCCACGGAGACAATAATGTAGTTGTGATTGCCTACGCGAATCTCGAAGTTTGCGCCGAGGTTTACGGTCGAGAGCACCGTGATCGTCACCGTCGCGCCGATGGCTGGCACCGCGAATCCCACGTCAACGATGGTGTTGTGTGCGATGGTGATTTCGCGCACCGAAGCTGTCCTCGCTCCTGGCGTGAACTGGAACAGCCGACCGCCGATGGATGCGATGATTGAACCGATGCCGGAATCACTTCGATAGTACGCGCTGCCTTGGAATCGACCGTCCTGTTGACGCGAAGCCAACACACCGTCGCCGCCATAATCCAGTGTGAGCCGGCGATTCGGTGCGCGAGGCGAAGCATATCCTCCTCGTACGCTCGTGTTGGTGAGGTAAGCCGCCTGAGTGCGCTGGAGCTGCGATGGGAGAACGCCGCTGTTCATCCCGTCGATCAGCGGGCCGATGCTATCGTAGAGGTAGTGGGGCTTATCAGCCATTTAATGGAATAACCCGATTCTTAGGCTTTTTGTAGCAGTGAAGAACTCCTTCTTTCGTATTGCAGGACACGCCAATTTCTGGGTCCATGTAAAATCCGTGTCGAAATTGTACATGGAATTTCATCCACTGTACTTGCAAATCGAGTCGCCGTTCTTTTTCCTCTGGCGTCTCATCATAGAACACATCAAGTGGAAATCCCGGAAGTTCGTTCATGGCAATTCATCTTAAGCATGGAGATAAGTCGCGATTATTTCCGCTTCGACAACGTGCAAGAATCCCGCCGTTGGCGGAACATCAATCGCGGCCATCATACGAATGATGTCAGTAGTCAACGCCGTCGTGTAAGCGACCACCGGCCACACAACGATGAGCGCGGTGTAAGTCAGCGTTGTGATTATCTCCGTTTTGAAACCGTTGGGGGTGTTGGTAATGGTGCCCGGAGTGTTGTTCTGGCGATTGAGTAAAAAGCTCACGTTGCGTACGGCCGCGAATGTCGCGCCCGTATAATCAATGCGAGCACGCGCTTGTAAGAGCCAAGTGCCCGCTGTTGTCAGCGTAATGCGTTGCGTGCCGCTGGTTCCAAAGTTGATTTCAGCAGCATCGAGCGTGATGTCTGTCTGGTCGATGACGTATGGCGCTCCGACACCGTACTTGGAAACTGGCGCTATGGCCGGGAGTGTGGTCACTGCTGGTTGCCACCCCGATGGGGTCACGATTGTGCCAGCAGAGATGGTGTTGCCTGCATTGACGTTGGCCTCCCAGTCGGGGTAAACGACGCTGACGTGCGTGCTATCCACGATGGCGGTGACGAGGAAGAATAATCCGTCGGGCATGAATAGCGGCTCGCCTACGGCCATCCATGACGTGTTCTCGACTTCAACCGTGACGGGCGTGGCTCCATCAGCAGGTGGGATTACGAAATCGTCGGTGGTGAAGCTGAAGGCGCTGACTCCGTTTTCGCCCGCAGCTCCCGGTGCTCCATCTTCGCCCGGAGGCCCCGGAATATTTTGGACGACTTCTTCGGAGCAACAACTTGGTTGGCAGCAATCGACGATTCCGAGCATAAGAGCCTTTCTCAATCCCGCTGTTCGGGTGTTGTCTCAGATTGCGCCTTCGCGTAGCGTCCGTCAATGGCTTCCGCTGCATTTGAGAAATACGACCTCGACTGGCCCGCTGGCACGACGGCGCTTGAAATCGAGACGTACATGATCCGGCAGGGAAAGAATCTGTTCACGCATTTCCGCGCCTTGCACTCGTTGCTTTGGGAAGACGAGCACAACAAGTGGAGCGACCTCGCGTTGAAAGAATTCACGGACTGCATGGAGTTCCGAAAGCGCGGCATGGTCGGGCTGCTCGGCCCCGGCAGCAGCGGCAAGACGTATTATGCGAGCAAGTTCGTGTTGAGCCACTATTACGTTTATCCACAGGAAACAACAATCTTACTAACCACCACGACGGTTCAGAAATTGGACTTGGGAATCTTCGGAGAGGTGAAAAAATTGCATAAGCAGGCGAAAGAACGATGGGAAGAATTACCGGGGGTCACACTCGACTATAAACGTTGCATTATCACGGATCGAGCCGAGGAAGGAGAGCCAAGAGATTTCAGGAACGGAATTATTGGCATAGCCTGTATGCGCGGGGAACAATGGGTCGGCATCGGTTGCTTTCCCGGTGAACAGCTTGTTGATACCCCAACCGGGCAAATCCCCATTGAAACGATAAAGGAAGGTGATTCAGTAATTTCCGCCTTCGGGTCGGCGAGGGTAAAGGCAACCTCAACGCGAACGGCTGACACGCTGATACGAGTCACGCTCGAAGATAGCAGAAAATTCGATTGCACGCCTGAGCATCCAATTTTAACTTCAACGGGATGGGTAAAAGCTATTGACCTAAACAGCCAAATCCGAGTAATATCGCCACATGAGACCATGCGAATCATGCGGGAAGCTGATCGCCAGGAAAGGGCGACTCGCGTTTTGCAGTCAGGCGTGTTTGGACAAGCAGTGGACACGGATTTGTCCTATGTGCAAAACCGAGTTCGTTTTGAAAGATCACAGGAGCGAACATTGCTCGAAATCCTGTGCGATGAAATCGAGGATGTCAGACCCGGATTATGCAAAGCACATTGCGAAACTTACGCATACGGAGGAGGCTCGCCTAAAAAGTCAGCTAACCCATCTGGCCAACTTGGAGAATCGGAAGCGCATGGCGATATGGTCGAAATCGAGAGCAGGCGGCATACAGTCAGCTTTGGTAAAGAAAAGCTGGGAAGCACGCCGCAAGAACGGCGAGAAGGCTTTCAAGGGACACGGCAACGGTTTTCCGCCGAGCCAAGCCGAGCGGATTATGATGGCTTTATTTCCAGAAGCGCAATTCGAGCCGATAATCCTGAGCCATCGAGGATTGAAAAGCACGGCACTCAAAACCGGCTATCAACATTACGTCAAACCGGACTTCGGCTGGTTGGACATCAAGTTGGCGGTGGAAGTGGACGGAGAAACGCATTCTCGACCTCGCCAGAAAGTGCGGGACGCTCGCAAGGAAAAGATACTCTCGGAACAAGGGTGGTCAGTGTTAAGATTCTCGAACGAACAAGTGATAAACGATACGTCGAAAGTGAAGGCGGCTATCGAGTCCACAATCTTGAGGTTGAAGGCCACCCGTCCTACTCCATAAACGGCACCGTCGCTCATAATTCTTTCGTCGGAATCAAGAACAAATGGGTGTTCCTCGTCGCCGACGAATGCAGCCTCATGGACATCTCGTATCTTCGCGCCACGTCGAACCTGGACAAGAACGAGCGGTTTTTCTTCATCCCGATTGCAAATCCTGTGAACGGTGAGCATTCGCCAATGGGCCAGTCATGCGAGCCTGAGCTTGGGTGGGGCAGCGTGCGCGACATCGCCAAGACGACGATTTGGGAAACCAAGTACGCCAAAGGAAAGTGCATCAATTTCGTCGGCCCCGATTCGCCGAATTTCGATGGCAATGGCAAGCATTACCCGTTTCTGATCGACCAAGAGCGCATTGATTCGACGCTCCGTTTCTATGGTCCGCATAGCGAAGAATTTTGCGCGATGTGTTTGGGTGTTATGCGCCCCGGCGAGGACTCGCAGCGCGTGCTGACCAAACAGCTTTGCATGATCCACAAGGCTTTCGAGAAAGCGACGTGGAAAGGCGTGAAACGCACCAAGATTTATTCGATAGATGCGGCGTATGGCGGGGACCGCTGCGTCGGGGGCTGGATCGAATTCGGCGAAGACCCAGACGGACATCAAATCGTGCGCGTGGAGAAGCCGCACGTCATCAAGATCGGTATGAAGCGCGGCGCGGAGCCGGAGGATGAAATTGCGGAGCATGTGCGCGATGATTGTCTGCGCGAAGCTATTCCGGTCGAGAACATCTTCTACGATTCAACCGGACGCGGCACCTTGGGCGCAGCTTTTGCCCGCGTGTTCGGAAATGTCATACCCGTTCCCTGTGAATTTGGAGGACGACCATCAACGAGGCCGGTACGTCTGGACCTTTACATCGTGGACGCGACGAATCAGCGCAGATTGAAGCGTTGCGACGAGGAATATCAAAAGCGCGTGAGCGAATTCTGGTTTGCGGTGCGTTGGTTGGTAGAAAGCGAGCAACTTCGTGAATTGCCTGAATCCGTCGCCAATGAATTCTATCAGCGCGAGTGGGGATACGTCGGAAACAACAAACGCGACGTGGAGCCAAAGGAGAAAACCAAGCAACGCCTCGGTCGCTCGCCTGACGAAGCCGACTGGCTGGCGACAGCGGTGGAAGGCGCTCGCCAACGCGGTCTCCAGATCGCCAAACTCGGCGCAGACAAGTTCACTGAAGGCGCAGGAAAATCCTGGCTCGCGGACCTGAACGCCAAGCATTACAAGCTGATTCAGTCCATGCGGTTGAAAACCGCCGCTTGACCCATCGGCGGATTGAGCGGATAAAGCACCGATGCCATTGCGCTCATTGAGTACCGTCCCGCCTGGCGGCTGGAGATTTCAGCAGACGCTCGCTGATGGCACCGTGAAGTCATGGGCATCTATGGGCCTCGTATGGGAACTCGCAAGAAACATCGCTGATTTCCGGGCCGGCAACGGGCTACCAAGAGCGACACCCAAAGAAGCACTTCACGACATCGAGGAAGCCACCTGCGTCCGTCTGCATAATGACCCGAGTTGGTGCATTGGCGATAAAAAAAAAGGAATTCGGCCAGCAATCGCCCGCCTGTCAAACGCTGTTCGACATGCGGCGGTCGGAGGTCGCGTGTTGATTGATTGGCTTGGAGATCATGCGAAGCCTGTCCCCATCGAGATAGCGCAGCGACGCGCCAACGTGTGTCTGGAATGCCCCGAGAATCAGGACGGGCACAGCCTGTTGCGGCTGACGGCGGACGCTGTACGTGCGATAGCCGAGCAAATGAATGCGAAGGAACACCTGAAGCTGCGCGTCGAAGGCGAGGAACGATTGCACGCTTGCCGTGTGTGCCGGTGCCCATTACCCGTCAAGGTACACGTGCCGTTGGCGACAATTTTGGAACGTACTGACCAAGAAACTTTGAATTCCTTCCCGCCATATTGCTGGCTACTTGCCGAACAACAAACCCAAACTACATGAGCACACCAATCCTCGTAACTCTCCCCACGCACCCTGGCGATGTTGACCAAGCTGAAATCCTCGTGAAATGGATCTTAGAGCTTGGCCCCGTCCGAGACCACAGTCTTTTGATCGGCGCAGACAACGAGATACCTCAAGAACGCATCAAAGCCATGATGGAGATTGCGAAACCGGCGTTTCACAATGTCCGCGCCATGTCGATAAACGTCGGCGTGAAAGGCTGGCCGCTCGCTGCGAATTTGACCTTCCGGGCCGTCGCCCGACAGGTTTACGAGCTTTGTAAATTGCCCTGGGTACTTGTCGAGCCAGATAGCGTGCCGTTGCGTGCGGACTGGCTGAATGCGCTCGCCGACGAATACGCGAAATCGCCGAAGCCATTCATGGGATCGCTGATGGACAACGAATCGGCGGCGGAAGGCTTGCCGAAGAAATATCTGTCCGCGATTGCCGTGTATCCGCAGAACGCTTACGTGCGATTGGGCGAGTTATGGAAGGATGCGCGATTCACCGGGCCGGTGAAGCCGGCGAAGATGGGCGTGGCGCAGTTCCAGAGCACGGTGCGGGCTTACGACATGATCGCGGCGGAATTCCTCGTGCCACGAGCGCACCACACGAACCTGATCCACTCACATTGGGGTCCGGATTACAACACCCCACCGCTGTTCGTGCCGCAACGCACCGAAGCGGACCCGCCGAACGCCGTGACGGTGGATTTCATCAAAAAGGACGCAGTGCTGTTCCACCGCGTCAAAGCCATCGAAGATTTCCTCGCGCTCTGGCGCGTGCGAATGGGCTTCAAGGAAGCCCTGGCGGTCGAGGCGATCAAACCTGCGCCCAAGCCGTTCGTCGCGGAAGCTCCGAAGATCGAAGCGCCCGCCGAACCGCCCAAACGACGCGGCAACCCGAATTGGCAGAAGAAACAGCGAGAGCCGATGGCACTTGTATGAGCGCCACGCAACAGAGCCAAAGAAAGATGGAGTATCGTCGCCGTCGGTGGGAGGCCATGACCGAAGCCCAAAAAGCAGAAGTCATCGAGAAACAACGCCGTTACGATGCCGAATACCACATAAAGCATCGAGAATGCAGGCTTCAACGCGGTGCCGCCTATTACAAAGCGCACCAAGAGTACGCGAAGCAACAGTCGGCTTTGGCTCATAGCCGTATAAAAGCAGACCCGAACAAATTGGCGCAATATAAACAAAAACGGCAAGCGCAAAGACGCCTCTATAGAGAAGCCAACCGAAAAAAGCTTCGCGAGCGAAATCTTGCCTATTACAAGCAGCACAAGGTAGAGAGCTTTGCCCGTGTGCAAAAACGGAACGCGCTGAAAAAAGCTGCCACAATCAACATGCGAGGAATTGTGGCTTTCGTGAAGGGCGTAAAATCAAAACCGTTTGCCACATGTTATTATTGCCAAAAACGAGTTTCTACAAAATCCATCCACATCGACCATATCGTCGCGCTTGCCAAAGGTGGTTTGCACGCGGTTGAAAATCTGTGTGTTGCCTGCGAGACCTGCAATCGCAGCAAAGGTGCCAAATCGTTAATCGAATGGGCAGCTTATCGAGGCGAACAGCAGCTTCTAGACCTATGAACGAACAGACCCCGGCTCAACACGTCACCGATGTCATCCAGAATTTGAAGCGGGCGGAAGAAATACGCGGAGCCAATCGCGTCATCATCCTGAATTTGTTCAACGGCAATCCGCCGTTCACACCAGCGCAGATGTCCGAAAACAAAATCGACGTTAGCTTCTCGTCGAAATCAGGCACGAACCTGCTGGCGGCGGCTCGCAGGCAATACGAGAACGCGCTATTGAAGCCAGCCAAGTTTTTCCATGTGAGTTTGGATGATGCGCCAGCCGACCGAGGGCTTGAATGGTCCAATATCATCACAAAGGAAATCAACAAGCGCATGAAGCGCAGCCGGTCGTACTTTCAGACGATACGAGAGACCGGCGCGGGCGTCATGTTGAACGGCATCGGGCCAAAAATGTGGGAGGACCAAGAAAAGTGGGAGCCTTATTACATCGCCATCGAAGACCTGCTGATTCCCACAGATACACAGTGCAGTTTGGACATGCCGCACTTCGCCGTGCGCCGACAGATGACGTATTACCAGCTTTGGAAAAAGACGCTTGCCAAGGGCGACAACATGGACCCCGGCTGGAACAAGAAGGCAGTTCAAAATCTGCTGCAAGCGATCAAAAACCAGCTAACCACGACGCAGAATTGGGATTGGATAGCGACCCCGGAGCGTGCGGCAGAACTATTGAAACAAAATGCCACGCTGTTCGAAAGCGACATCGTGCCGAAGCTGTGTTTTTGGGACTGGTACGAGCAAGATGACAAAACGGGAGAGTGGTTCCTGAAGATTGTGTTGGATCAAGATTATGGTTTGGCGCAAGGCGCGTTAAGTGATCCACTGCAATTCATTTACGAAGGCAAAAAGCCCAGATCGGATACGCTCGAAAAGATTTTGCAGGTGCAGTACGGCGATGGCAACCCGCGTTCACCGTTCTTTTATCACTCAGTGCGGTCGCTCGGCTTTCTGTTATTTGATCTGTGCCAAGTCAGCGACATGACCCTGTGCAGGTTTGTCCAGAAGGTTCACGAAGATTACATGCTTCTGCTCAGAGTCCAAGACCCAGCGGACAAAGCGGCGGTTGATAAAATCCACTTCGGATTGCGTTACGGGTTGCTGCCGGATGGCGTGAGTTTCGTGAAACGCGAGGAACGTTATCAGATTGATCCTGGCCTGACGGAAATGCTGTTTGCCATAATGAAGCAGCACATCGGAGAGAGCGCATCCACCTATACGCAGGAAGTGGATAGCGGCACCGAAAAGGAACGAACCAAGTTTGAAGTGCAAGCGATTTTGGCGCAGACGAGCGCATTGATGTCCACGCTCCTGACGAATATCTACACGCAGGTCGAATGGGAATATGCGGAAATTTGTCGGCGGTTTTGCTTGAAGCAGACACGGGACAAAGACGCGAAATCGTTTCAGAAGGCATGTACCGAACAAGGCGTCCCCGAGAAATGGCTAGACAGCAACCGTTGGGAGGTGAAGGCAGAAATGACGCTCGGGGGCGGGAACAAGATGTTAGAGATTTCGCAAGCGCAACAGTTGATGAGCGTGCGTCAATTCATGGACCCATCGAGTCAGGCAGCGGTGCTCCACGATTATGTGCTGGCTCTCACTGACGATCCAGGTAGAGCAAATCGCTACGCGCCATTGAAGCCGAACAAAATCACAGACACGGTTTTCGAGACCGCTCAGACTTGGGGTACGTTAATGACCGGACAGCCAATGCCTGTCCGCGAAGGCGACTCGCACCGTGAAGTTATCGAGACGATTCTTCGGATGATGATGATGAAAGTGCAGCAGATCATGCAGAGCGGCGGCGTGGGCACTCCGCAGGACGTGATTGGTTTGACCAACGCTGGCGCTTACGTGCAACAGCATATCCAGTTGCTTGCTCAGGATGAAAGCGAACAGTCCAGAGTCAAAGCATACGGCGATGCTTTAGGTAAAATAGGAAATCAGGTAAAAGCGATGGCCGAGAGGCAAGCCGAAGCCGCGCAAAATCAAAATGGGCATCTCGATCCAGAGACCCAACAAAAAATTATGGCCGCGAACGCGCTCACGCAACAAAAGCTGGCGGCAAAACAAGCGGCAGATCAATTGAAACTGAAAACCAAGCAAGAGCAGTTTCTACAAAAGCAGCAACACGAACGCGTGAAACTTGCGGGCGACATGTATGAGCATGGAGTTCAAACAACCGTGGAAGCTCATGCTCGCACAGTAGAAGCAAAGGCGGAAGCGGACGCCATAAAAGCCAAAACCGACGCCGAAGTTGAAGCGGTCAAACGCAAAGCCACTGCGACAGATAAAAAGGATTGACGTAGGCGCTGCAATTTGTTTTCATACGCACATCGGATTAGTGCCCGATGTTCACGGCCCTGCCGGGCGAGGCGATGCGCTGCGAGGCAATGCGAGGCAAGGCACAAAACCCCCAATTCTTTAGTGCGAATTGGGAACTTCTTTAATGCCCTTTGGAACATTCCAAGTCATCGAATGGAAAGAGCAAGCGTGAATAAAACAGCCGCCCGCGCAGACACGCGAGCGGCTAACCATAGGACAATGCACCAACTTCGGAGCAGCGCCACGATACAATAGTGCTTGCGTTTTGCCAGAGAATTCTTAGAGTCGCGTCGTTCTTGGGACCATTCGTTCGCGGCTTCGTTTTATTCTCCCAAGAATACAGCCTCCCCGGGCTGACTCTCCTGCGAAGCCGCGAACGAATGCTCTTTTCGCGGCAATGCGACATGGTAAATCCAATAGACCGATGGATTGATCTCAACCCGTTGGTCGCAGCATCGGTGTTACAAACCCGCATTCGCCGGGCTGAATCGCCTGGGCAACCGCGAAAAACCTTAGCATGAGCGAAGAAACGCCAGTCGTAGATTGCCACCTGTGCAAAGACCTTGAGTTCGCGCGAAACCTCGCGACTCAGATGAAGGAAGGTTACGGCAGACACAACTCGAATCGGTCATTTCGTGACAATCCATCTATGAGATACACTGGCATGGTTCGGTATGCGGGTGTGGATTTGGCGCACGGGCCAGACCAAATGGCCTACGCTTGGATGGAGAACCAACAAGCCCGCGTCATTGGCCGACTCGGGGACCATGCGATGCGCGAACGCTGGCAGGATTGCGAGATTGGCGATGCGGTGCCAGAGAGCAAAATGCAAGGAGCAGAATTCGCCAATGGAACGCATGGAGTTCGGTTCATAGAATTTCGTATCCAACCACGAGAATCGAGTATTTTTGAGCGCGTCTGCACTCGAATGCGCTCCGCTGATGGCATTTGGCGCGACGAATATCTCTGGAAACGAATCTCATGACCAACCACGACCTCACCGGAGCCGTCCACGCGCTGCTTTTGACCCGCACGCGCGTGTCCGTGGCCTGGTGTACTGTCGAGCGCGACTGGCCACCGGAGCGTTGGCAAGCGACGCTGACCGGCCTGCGGCCCATGCTGGTCGGGTGCGTGAGCTTCGCCAACGCGGGCAAGTTCGTGAGCGCGGTCGTCGGTAGATTCGGTCTATCGTAGCGGACGCCGCCGATGGCGAATGATTTTGCCTCTGATGCGAGCCGGTTCGATTCCGGCGCGGTCCATCACGGGCCGGTCTGGACGACACCAACGCTACGGCGACGTGGGCACGTACCGCACCGGGTTCAATTCCCGGCAGAGGCTCCTTTAGCACCCCCGGCTTGGGCTTTTGCCCGCGAGACGCCAATCCAATGATCGGAGGTGATGTGGAATGGACGCCAACGGTCGAAGACACCTTGCGGATGGCTCGTGGATATAACTTTAGCGAGCACGACGAGCCTGCTTATGCGGGCCGGAGTGGGCAACGTCTAGCGATCCCTTCGACGTGCTCGCATTCGCTTTAGCGGCCCCGGCTCAGGCGTTGCCCGCGACATGCGCCGGGTCGCTGATTTCGGGGCGTTGATGGTTTGGCGGATAATCGCACTGGACACGAAATCCAGAGAATGCTCGCCGACCGAGCCGCCTGAAGCGCCCTGATTTTCCCGCAGAAAACCCTTGCGCCGCGAGCGCCGGTTCGGTAGAGTTTTGGTCGCAGTTTTCGTTACCAGTTTGAAACGCTGGTGTGCTTGCAAAGTCCATGCGATTCAATAAACTAATCTTGCGCTCGGTTGCGTTTTACGCAGCCCTGCAAGCAAATCCTTCCGCCGAAGGGTGTTTCAAGCCGAGCGCATTTCTTCCTTCGCAATCCCGCCATGAAACCAGCCATCGAATCCGCCGACATTCGTTCCCTACGAAAAATCCTGAGCGAAATTACCAGCGACCTTAGAAACAGTTTTGCTAAGTGCATCAAGGCTGGCGAACTGTTCACTAAGATCAAGGCCAATACCAAGCATGGTGATTGGGATGGCGTTCTCCAAGCGGTCGGTGCGAGCTTCAATACTGCGAAACGTTACATGGCGGTATGGGAGCGCCGATCAGAATTAAATCTCAATGAAATTAAGACTCTTTCCGATGCCGAAAACGTCTTTTCCAAAATTGCAAGGCTTGAAATAACGACCACGCAAAATGAACCACTTACACATGAAAAAACCACGAATTCGGGAATCAACAAACGACCTAATTTTCGGTCCATCTCGGATCATATTGGAGATGTTGGGAGGGCGACCCCGGAAAGCAAAAACGGTCCGCCAAAAGAAACGGCAATCCAGCTCGACAAAGTTGGACGTCCAATTCCAGAAAACATAGTTGCCGACTGGAACGAGGCTCACAACCAAGCGACTGAACTAAGGTCCACGATCAGTAAGGTGAAGTGCATTCTGGAACAGGCGAGAAAGGATAAAAACCCACTCTTTGTGGAGATTCCGCAAGGGGCCATTTCTGACGCTGAATCGCTGCATTTCTCAATCGGTCACATGCTGCCATATGCGGTGTGCCCCACTTGCCAAGGAAAACTACCAGAGAAATGTGCCATGTGCCATCATCGCGGGTTCATTTCAAAGTCGTACTGGGAAGGCCCGACAGTCGGGAACGATTTGCGAAATCTAATCCGAAAGCAATATGCAACCTCGTCCTTATCAGCTTGAAGCCGTAAACGCGGTGTTCGAGCAGTGGAAAACGGTGCCTCGAACTCTTGGAGTAGCGCCGACCGGCTCAGGAAAAACGAACATCGCCTGCGAAATAATCAAACGCCTTTTGCCTGGGCGCGTAATTTTTTTGGCGCATCGCACCGAACTAATTGCACAGGCAAAGGATCGACTGGCGGCATTCGGTATAGAAGCTGAAATTGAACAAGGAATGCTTTATGCGAGCGGCAGTCTTTGGGGAGAATCCCGCGTCATTGTCGCAACACCACAGACACTTTTTGCAAGTCAAGACAAGCGCCTGAAACGATTCAATCCCTGGGATTTCGCCTGTCTCATCATCGACGAGGTTCATCATTACTGCGCCGAAGCCTTCAAGCGAACACTCACGCATTTCCTTCAAAATCCGAATCTGAAAGTGCTCGGACTTACCGCAACTGCCGACCGAGCCGATGGCGAGGCGCTAAGTCAGATCATGGATTCGGTCGCGTTCAACATCGAGATCAACAGTTTAATTGACGACGGCTGGCTGGTGCCAATCGAACAACAGATGGTCAAGATCAAGAGCCTTGATTTCTCGCACTGTCGCGTTACCGCAGGAGAATTAAACGGGGCGGATTTGGAAGCCGTGATGAGAGAGGAACGCAACCTTCTTGGCATCGGCGCGGCGAGCGTTGAAGTAGTCGGGAACAAACGCGCGATTGTATTTTGCGTAAACGTGAATCAGGCCGAACGAATGGCTGAAATATTCAACCGGCACAAACCAAACAGCGCGGACTGGATTTACGACGGAACGCCGAAGAAAGATCGGAAGGAGAAACTGGACCGATTCGCCAATGGCGAAATTCAGATCATGGTCAATTGCATGGTATTGACTGAAGGCTACGACAATCCCGGCATTGAAGTTGTGGTGATGGCTCGGCCCACATTGAGTCGGAGTCTGTACGCACAGATGATCGGGCGAGGAATGCGTGCGTTGCCCGGAGTTCTCCATGAAGGATTGATTGCGAGCGAAGACAGAAAAGACGCCATCTTAAAAAGCACGAAACCGAAATTATTGGTGCTCGATTTTGTCGGCAACAGCGGGCGACACAAACTCATCACGACCGCTGATATTTTGGGTGGTAAAATCAGCGAAGAAGCTCGGGAACGAGCTATAAAAGCCATCGCGGAATCCGGTACCGCGATCAACGTAACAGAAGCGATGCTTGAAGCGGAGGCCGCTCTGCGTCGTGAGATTGAAGAACGAAAGAAACTACTGGCATCGCAACGGGCGAATCTCACGGCAAAAGCCGAAATCGGGATGACCTATGTTGACCCGTTTGCTGTCATTCACAGGAACGCGGAGAAATGGCGAAATTTCAAACAACGCCATCCATTGAGCACAAAGCAACGCCAGTTGATCGTGCGTTACGGCGGCGACCCAGACAGCATGACGACCGAACAAGGCGTACAATTCTTAAACGCAAAATTCTCCATGTCGGAACCGCAACGCCGGGTTTTGATACGTGCCGGATATTCCCCGGAAGAACTTGAAGGCGTGAAAAAGTGGGAAGCGAAAAAGCTCATCGACGCTTGCATTGCGAATCACTGGAAGCGACCGATGCAACAGCCTGCTGAAGCATGACGAAGTGGATTCACGTCTCGCGCAAAGAGAAATGCCCGATCTGCGGCAAACCTGACTGGTGCTGTATTGGCGAGAAATGGATTTGCTGTATGCGCGTTGCCAGCGCACGGCCATGCAGGAACGGCGGTTGGTTCCATACGATCAATGGCGACGTGAAAAAAACCGAGCCAGTCCAGCAATGGGAACCGGCAGAGACTCCGAACTTCGGGAACCTGATGCAATTCTGGCAACTCGACACGCTGCCTTTAGCTGTGACGCATTTCGCCGAGGAACTTGGCGTGGATCATACGTCGCTCTACAATCTCGGCTGTGCGTGGTCCAAATCGAATCTGGCTTGGGCATTCCCGATGACCGATGGCAGAGACAATACTATCGGCATTCGACTGCGAAATCACGAAGGCAGGAAATGGGCCGTGAAAGGATCGAAGCAAGGACTGTTCGTCTCATCGCGCAAACCGGAAAAGACAGCATTCATTTGCGAAGGACCGACCGACACCGCTGCCGCGCTCACACTCGGACTTTGGGCGGTCGGCAGGCCGTCATGTTGCTGCGGCAACGATCAACTCAAAACGCTGTTCCGAAATCGAGGTGTGCGACGGGCGGTGATTCTGTCCGACAACGACGCGCCTGGAATTAACGGCGCTGAACGGCTGGCCGGTGAAATCGGATTGCCTTGCGCCGTGATAACTTTACCCGCAAAAGATGTGCGCGAATTCATTCGGAATGGCGGAACTCGTGACATGATCGAAACCCTACTCGCTCAAACCCTATGGCGCTAATCTTAAACCCCGTATGGCCGCAATCGCCGCCGATCTGTCCTGTAGCGTTTTTGCCGAGCCTGAAGACTTTGCCTGAACTGATGCTGTGGTTGGCCAAAAATGGTCCGAGTTGCCAGATCAAGCGCGTGTGGCAATGCACCGAGCCGGGAGGTTGCGGCGGCTTCCACGCTGACGTGTACGCCCCGGACCCCAGTGGATCAAGCTCAGGCACAGGCCGCTCGCACCGGCACGACGAGCCATGAAACGAAAGCGCAGTCCATACTTCACAATCTCACGCCGACAATGGCGCAAGATGCCCGCGCGGACCAAGTGGGCCATCACAGAGATGTTCAAATGCCTTAGCAAGCAGGTCACGGAAGGCAAGTTGCCGATGAAGAAGCCATGACGCGCCCGCGCAAAATCACGCGGCGGATTGAGGATTTTCCGCACATCATAGCAATGATGGCGCTCGATCCATCGCGCCCGAACGAAGTTTTGCTTACGAGGCCGATAATGAGCTTCCAAGATGATGATGCCGTTCCAACTGGCTATCGCGAATGGTGCGCTCTTTACAAGTCCGAGCGCAGAAAGGCGGGCGGGTGAGCATCGAGAGTCTGGATAGAGAGATCGCCCAAGCCCGCGCCGAATTCACGCGACTGAATTCGGGGCGGCACAACCAGGGGTTTTGGCGCGAGCTACCGCCCAAGGTGGAGGCGCTTCTGGTCGAGTGCTGCGACCGCATGGCGCGGCTTTACCGCTTTAAGTCAGAGTTGTTCGCGAGAAACTATGCGCTTGACGGGACGCGTGGAATAGAGTTTTCTTAGCGCGTGAAAGTTGATTGCCGAGAATTTTCGTTTTGCCGTGGCCGCAAGGCCGTTATCCTCTGGATCAACTTTCACAAAGCGGCAAAACGATTTTTATGAAAGAAATTCCACTCACTCAAGGCAAGGTGGCGCTCGTGGATGATGAGGATTTTGAGCGCGTGATTCAGTTCAAGTGGCACGCGATATGGGATGGATTTAACTGGTATGCCGGATCGTATCTCGGAAGCCGTGGCCAAATGAAAAAAGTTACCAGAATGCATCAGCTTATCATTCCCGGCCATGCCAGATTAGACCATCGCGACGGTAACGGACTGGATAATCAAAAATCCAATCTAAGACCAGCAACGAATGCTCAAAACACTTCCAACAGACGCAAACACTCGGGGTCCAACAACACTTACAAGGGAGTATGTTTTCACAAGGCGAATAAGTCGTGGGGGGCAAGCATTGCTTTTATGGGTCATAAATTCCATCTCGGATATTACGCCTCAGAAATAGATGCTGCTGTGTCTTACAACCATGCTGCTTGTGCTTATTTCGGTGAATTTGCTAGATTGAATTCAGTTTAACTCGGATTTCCATGCGACGAAATCTTTTTATGAGCGATACTGAAACACTTCCAGCGGTCCAGCAAACCGAAGGCGGAAACGTCGAGTTGACCGCCATCATCCCTGAAGAATTCCAACTCTGCCAAAACGCGCTGATCGACTGGTGCAAGCGCAAGATCGCGCTGATGGAACGCGAGCAGGCCGAGAGTGAGGAAAACCTTGAGCACGCAATCAAGAATAAATGGAAAAGCGGCCCGTTCAAACGCGCCGCCGATCTGTTCCGCAAGCGCGCCGAGTTCTACGCGAAGATGCTCTCCGCGCTCGAAGCTGGATATACGATCATTCCGAACATGCCGTTGCAATTGTTCACGGTGCGGACTGATCGGAAATCTGTGCCGTGGAATCTGGTCAGTTACCAATCTCAGATTCCAGATGTCGAAGCAAAAGCACTGCCAGAAGGCGAAGGTAAATGGGTTAATCCAGCGCCGTTTGTGAAAAAAATCATTGACGACGATGGCAAAGGAAACGCAGTTGAGAAATGGACCGCCGACAGCATCAACGAGGAAATTGATTTCCCGGTCATCATGGCCAAGCCGCAGATCATGACTGCGACTTCGCGGGCGATGGCGCTGAACATTTTCGACGAGTTCGGAATTCTGCCAGACAACTCACGCGCTAAGGGCGACCCGATGATTTTGGCGCGAATCATTGATCCGCGTCCGGCGTTTTACTCGCGGCAACGAAAGCGGGTCACGTTCCTGATCGGATGGCATCTGGACACGCGCACGTTATGAACACCGACGAAGAACTTGCTCGCGTAAAGGACGAGCGCGACGAATGGGAAAAGAGCTGCGCTGCGGACATGGCGCACTATAACATCCTGGCAAAAGAACACGCCGCGCTCACGCAGGAGAACCAGAGATTGCGGGAGCGCCTGCAATGGTTCCAAGACAACGGCGGCTCTTATCCCGAGCAATTGGAGAACGAACTGGATTCGGTCAAAGCGCAAAACGACCGGATTCG